TCATGCAAGGCGCAGACGCGCCTCCGGTGCCTGAGCGTATGCGCGCTTGATCCAGTCATCGACCTCGCTATCAATCCACCGCACCCCGCCTGTGGCTAGCTTGCGCCCAGGCGGGAAGTCGCCTTCCCGAATCATGGCGTACAGCTTGCTTTCGCTGTAACCCACCCGCTCGGCAACTGCCTTCATCGGTAATAGCTGTGCCATATATCAATCTCCCGTATATCGCTGGCCGCCGGGGCCATGGCCGGGCCCGTCTCGCCATTGCTGCTCTTGCCTGCGCACGCTGTCGTTGAACGCCTGCTGGCGATCCTGGTCGAGCAGGGCCTGCACCGCTGGGTTCTGAGCAATACGCCGCAGGTTCAGTAGCTCGTCTTGCTGGCGCTGGATAATGCGGGTGGCCACGGCGGAGAGCTCCCAGCGATCGGCTGGCGTCTCGCCGTCGTCGCGCACTTTGCCCAGTCCGTAGCAGCCGCCGCAGGGCAGGGCTTTATTGTTCTTGATGTGGTCGGTGCCAGTGCCCATGCAGACGGTGCAATCATCCGGAGCGACCTCACGCCAGTTTTGCACCCAGTCATCTTGGGTCGTTGCCATTTGAAAGCCTTCATCTAGGTCGTGGAAGATGACTATCCAATGCCCATCAAGCGGGCCGGTACCCTGGTGCTGCGCGATTTCGTGAAACTTTCCGCCGCCGTCCCGGTGGGTGTGTGTTGGCTGGGTCATTGGTGGCACTCGTCTTTGCATTTGCAGTAAGTGCCATAAGCACCGCACTCAAGCGTGCAGTTTTCGTAGTTGCGCTGCTTGCCCACCTGCAGGCCTTCGGCTTGCTGGCGTAGTTCTTTCGCCCTCTGACCCAGCAGTTCAAAAGCTGCGTCCCATCCAGCATCAAAGTCGTCTTCCTGGGGCGTATTCTCATCCGGACCTGACTGAAATTTAACAAGCTCCAGCGCCTCCGCCTGCTTTAGCGCATCGCGGAGGGATAGTGATACGAAAGGGGTATCGTGAAGCGCCTCGCCTATTTGTTCATCGTCTGAACCTGACATGAATATTTTTTTCAACCGATCAAGGTGCGCAGCCAGCGCCGCCTCCCGATCTTCTACCTCGGCAATACGCGCCACCAATGGATTCTTGGGGCACTGCTGATCATGCGCCACGATCTTCGCGTGGGCGTCCGCCATGTCGGTTACCTGGCGTGTGTCGTAGATGATGGTTTCGCCGCAGTAGACGCACATCGCGGCGTGGGTGTTATCGCTCATGATTGATCGCCTCTCGGTGATGGTAGTAGTGGTGGCATATCGCCGGTTTCGTAAGCGCTTTTGACTTGGGGGAGCATCCAGCGGCCAACAGTGCCTCCGTTGGGCAGTACGATGTGCGCCAGGAACTCCTCTTCAAACTCGGTAATGCCTGACTCGACCGCCTCGAGCTTGGCCTTGATGACCAGAGCGAGGGCGCGCCACCGTTGGCGACAGGCTTGCTCCCAGGCTTTGGCGGCTTGTGCTGGCGCACGATCGCGCCCCGTTTCCGTGGTCGTGAATTCGTCGCTGTGGCGGTCGGGCATGGTGAGATCAAAGCGGATCCGGCGGCCGTTCATCTGGAATGCCATGACCGCGGTGTCACCGTCCCACCCGTACATGAAGCCGCTGGCGCCGTAGTGCGAGACGGTCTGCTCGATCTCGGCGCGGCTGCGCTCGTTGGATACGCTGGTTTTTTCTGCGTAGCGGGTCACTTCCCACCTCCCAGCCGCGGCAAACCTTCTTCATCCAGTTGCTCACCGGCGGGGAGAAAGTCAGTTGCTGGCGCACGCTTGAGGATTTTCAGTCGCTCGTTTTCAGCTCGGGCGGTATCGATCACCTGTCCGGAGATCTCACCCACGGCCCTGGAACGCTGAATTTCTTCTTTCAAGGCATCTCCGGAAAGGGTTTCGTCGCCCAGGCGTTCGAGCTGGGCAAACAGGTGGTTGCGTAGGTCATCGATCTTGTTTTTCATACCTGCTTGCTCCTGCGGTTGATTTTGCGATTCAGGGCCCCGCGTAGCTGAATGAGCTGCGGCAGCGGGTCCGGTAAGTTGTGGAAGGTGTTTCGGCGCATGAGATCGGCGCGGCTGATAAGATCCAGGTTGTCTGGCGCAAAGTTGCGCTTGTCACCATCGCGGAAAGTGACGGCATGCCCAGGCGGCACTGGCTTGCCGTGGTGCTTTTCCCATTCGATATGGCTAACTGCTACAAAGTCATGGCGAGTGATGCCTGTATCGGTCATCTTGCGCTCCAGGTAACCGTCCTTCGTGACGCGCTCAGAGCCGATCGGCAACCAGGAGGTAGGGCGCTGGCCTTTTTTGAAGCGGCCACGCTCGCTGCCTGGTGGGCTGAAATGAGTGCCTTTGTTCCAGGGCGCTTGTCCAGGCTTAAAACAGCCGGGCTTTTCCCGCTCCATGTACTCCGCTGATTTCGTCCAGCCGTGTTTGATGGCCGCGTTCTGAATGCCGGACTCAGTGCGGCGGAAGATCCGGCCCAGGGTGACGTTGTCCGTATTCGGGTAGGCCTTTGCTAGGGCGGCCAAGTCTTCCGGCGACCAGGGTTTGCCCTTGTTGGCCAGGTAATCAGTCATGGTTGATCTCCTGTCATTTTGCTGGCATCCGCAATATGGGGTAGCGGACGCGCAAGGGCAGTGCCCTTGGCCAGTTCAATGCAGCGGCTTAAATCCTGGCGACGCTGGCGCTCTTGCTCGCACGCACTCAGGCTGCCGCGCTTGGGTTTGGTGATCAGGTCCATGCCGCGCTTGCCGGACATGTAGCGGCTGTACACGGTGCCGGATGCGATGCCGTAAATCCCGGCTAATTGGAAGAGCGTGACTTCATCGCCGGTGTTCGGGTCGGTGACCAGGTGATCAAGTTTGGGCATGGTCCACCTCCTGGGCGATTTCCTGACGATGCAGCTGCTCGACGTCGACGATCTGCATGCCGACGCGGTGGGCAACGTGCAGCTCGAGGTGCGCGCCTTTGGATGCCTGCCAGCCGGGCAGTAGGGCGATCGTGTCGCAGGTCAGCATCTGCTGAAGATCTTCCCTCAGGTATTCTTCCCAACTGAGGTCTTCAGATTCGCTTTGCTTCTCTGCCGGATTGACGACCTCATAGCCCAGCGCCCGCAGCTGGTGAGCCGTGAGGTGGAACGCGCCATAATTCAGCCCTGGCAGCCCGGTCATGGGGCCGCTGATGTAGATACGTTTCATGCGGTCGGCTCCTGATTGGCGTCGTCATCTGACTCTTCTTCAAGCACCGGCTGTTCGTATTCCATGAGCTCGCAAAGCTCATTGACGACGCCCACCATTCCCTCCACTTCACGCATGGCCATCATCCGCCAATCGTGAACGTCATCGCCTTCGCCGCCATCGTCGTCCGGCTCTTGCGGCTCGAAGTCGATTCCCTTGAAGCGGAATTGGTGCGTCAAGCGGAAGGACATAGCGGCGGGCGGGAAGCTCAGCCCTATCTCTTCCACTTCAAAGCCGTCTTTCAGGTGGCTTAAAAGCTCTTCGTTATTCGCAAGCCACGTGCCTTTGTATGTGACCACCTCAGTAGGCTCCCCCGGCTGCAGCAGGCGCTTAACCCGTGCGTGGTCATCGGGAGCAAGCTTGCCGAAAGGTCTCTTTTCGTCGTCGCCTTGATGTTCAATGGCATCACGCAGGCGGGCGGTAACACCGTTTTTGATGCCGCTTATGTGGATCGTGACGGTCTGAACCTTGCCGGTAAGCTTGACCAGGGCGCCCATGAGGCGCTTAACGTCGCCAGGTGAACTGGTGTTGACGAACAGGTACTCGCTCTCAGGATGGTAAAAGGCCTGGACGTACTTGGTTTTTACAAACGCTTTCTTGCAGATTTCCACGGCGACATCGCCATAAAGCTGGTCGCGCTCTTCGTCATCCAGTGGCTCGCCGCGCTCCTCCTCAATCTCGCTGGCGCGTTTGAAGACCGCCTCGCCGATAGTGCCAGTAGGAATGATCTTTTCCTGGCAGCGCAGGCACAGCGCAAAGCCAGAAGGGAAGTCGGCGACAAGTTCGCCCGCAGCCGCCGGTATAAACGCGTCACGACGGAATTCTGTTTCTGCGATCTCGGCCCAGTCAGCGGCTTCTAGTTGCTGGCGCAGCAAGGCAACCTCAGGCAGGAGGGCTTTTAGTACGATGGCGTTTTTGATCATGGTCATGGTGGCAATCCTTATTGGCTGTCGGGCGTCGGCCAGAGATTGGTGGCATCTGGCGCTTGCATAAAATTCCGGCCGGTCAGTGAACGGCGGTATCGGATGGTTTGGGCTGCTGCAAAGAAAGGGCGGCCGCCGCGTTGCGAACCCAGATAGGTGTTGAGCCGAGCGCGAAGGTCTCGCCGCTCCAAGCAAGCAGCAGGGTGGTACCCATCACGCTGGCGATTGCTTCGGCGGCCGGGGGCGGTACGGCGTTGCCGATACGCTCCCGCCAGCCGCTGTCGCTCAACCCTTCCAGCTCGAGGTGTTCCCATGGGTCGATGAGGCCTTGAAGCGCGGCGAGCTCTAGCGTGGTGAACGGGCGGTGCCAGGTGCCATCGAGAGAGCGGATGACGGCCACCAGCTTTTCGTTGGGTTCGGGCAGGCGTGGGTCGGCTACTGACCAACTGCCGTTATCGTGCCCGGCGGAGGCCGACACGGCGCCGCAGGTGGCTGACCAGGGCACTACGCCGTAGTGGCTCGCTGTTAAGTAGTGGTCGCCTTTTTGCCGCTGCAGGTTGGGGCGTGGGTCTGCTATGCACTGGCCGCTGCCGTGGGCGCCCGTAATACACCGTGCGGAACTCTCCCAGGGCACAATCCGGTAGCAGTTGCTGTGCTTGGCTGGGCCAAGGTGGCGCGGATCCGCAACGCCAAACGCCCCTTGGCCGGTGGTGCTGCCGGAAATAACGGTACCGGAAGACTTCCCCCACTGAGTGATGCCGTATTTACCGTAAGTGGGGCCCTTGCGTCTTGGGTCTGCCACGGCAAACGCCCCTTGGCCAGGTGATTGCTGGCCGGTGATCGCGCCAGTGGGCCCATTCCAGCGGCGAACGCCGTAGGCTTGTCCATCGCGCCACTTGGCGGATTGCTCAAAGCGAGGATCCGCGATCGAGAAAGCGCCGTTGGTTGGTGTGCTACGTCCCGCCACGGTGCCGGTCGTCTCTCCCCACTTATTAACGCCCAGGTAGCCGCTGCGATACTCAGGAACAATCAGGTAATCACGCAGCTGCCCATCTTCCACGGCCAGCTTATTGAGCGATCGCCAGTCGCTGCCCGCTTCCACGAACGCAAGACGTACCCATGTCTTCCACTGCAGGCGTGGGATGCGGTGCATGGCCCCGGCAAGTTCATCACCGGGCATGGGCATGTCGCCCAAGACGTCGCCCACGGCGCGAAGCGGGCGCTTCACCGGCTCATACAGGAAGGGCGGCACTTTCTCGGCATGCCTGGCTACCAGCAAAAATCGCTTGCGGGATTGCGCCAGGCCGCCCAGCTCGCCGCAGTCGTGCGTGGTTTCGGCAACGTGGTACCCGTAGTGCTGGAGCATGGCCACGATCTTGTCGAGTAGTGGGCGCCCGCGGTTTGCAATACGCGGCACGTTCTCGAAAATGATCAGTTCAGCGGGGTCATCCGCAAATGCTTCCAGTGCCAGCCACATGCCGCGCAACGTCAGCCGGTTGAGCGCCTGATATTTGGGCGTGGTGCTGCGTGTCTGGCTCAGCAGCCCTGAGAATCCCTTGCAAGGCGCGCTCAGGAACAGGATGTTCGGTGCCTCGCCGCCAGCGGCCGCTTGAATGTCAGCCGCGGTAGATTCCTGCCAGCCCGCCGGTGGCTCATGGCCATGAAAAGCGGTGAACTGGTCGCGGTCGAACATATCGAGTACCGTACCGGGCGTGCCCGTCATGCGGCCAAAGTCGGCGATCGCGTGGGCGTCTACATCAACGCCACCCAGGCAGCGGAAGCGGGCTTCCATGTTGCCCACCCGGGCGTGGCCGCGGTTGAAGCCTTTCGCGCCGGCGCCCAGACCACAGAACAGATGGAAGTGCTTTACCTCTCGTTTATCAATCATGCTATTTCCCTTCCTGTTTGGTCTGGCCGTCGCCCTTAGCTGGCGCTGGCTTAAATATCCGGTCGAACTGTTCCTGGTCGATCACTGCTTGTATTCCTTCCAAACGGTTCGCGTGGCAGGCTTTTTGCCGCGAAGTACATGCACCTTCACCGGGTGGCGGATATGCAGCCCGCGTGCCCGCCCGCTGCGTTGCGCTATTTCAATGAACTGGTTGGCAAACTGGGGCGCATCGAATGAACTGCTGAGCGGAACGGCACGGTTGCCCTCCATGATCTTTTTGAAACGCTCCTGCACGCGTGCCTCGAACTCCTCCACGGACTCCAGTGGATGGGGGGGGGTAGAGGCGCGGGCCAGCTGCATGGCTTTACATTCGGTCATGCCGTATACGCGGAAGGTGCTCATGCGGCCTCCTGCTTTGCAGCGTCGTACTGCTGGATCGCCCAGACGATGGCGTAGCAGCAGATGAGGTAGTGATGATCAAAGTCGGTGCAGTCGCATTCCCAGAAATCGGTTAGGTCTAAGGCCTCGTTATCCCAGTCCAGAACCGCCTGCGCCGCTTCCTCTTTGAAATTACCGAACTCTAGAACCTCATGATTTAGCTTTGCGCGAACTCCGGCAACACGGGCTTCGTCGTCCTGAACTTCCGCCCAGTACTCAAACTCCCTCAAAATGTTTCGCTTGAAGGCCTCTTCGCACCACACCTTGGCAAACTGAGATCCACCGCTACCGCCTGCCTTTAGCTTTCCAGCCCAATAGCTGGCGTTGATGTGGAGCCCTGGCTTTTCCGATCGGAAGAACTCGAACATGTCCGGCACGCGGCTGAACATGAAGTCGCCCATGTCGCCAGCGATGGCTAGGTACCCTGGCCAAGTGACGATGTTGAAGTGGTAGATAGATGAGCCCTTATGGCTAAAGCGCAGGTGGCGATACTTGCCGTTATCCTGCAGCACTTCCATGGAGTGGTTTGCTACGTTTTCCATGAACTCTTCTAGCGCTAAATCTGCATTAGTCGTCATCGTCATCACCTCAAAACTGAACAAGTTGGTTGGCGGGCGCCGTGTCCGGCATCGCGTAGCGAGATGACCAACTTGTAAGGAATTCTTGTGAGTTCAGCGCGGGCCCGGCTGGCCGCATACCTGGGCACTGCTCCTCGACGTTGATGCTCTCGTCCCAGTCGCGGTGGCCGGTGCGGTTTTCCAGCGGAACGCCGCGGGCTTCCTCGGCGGCATACACCGCCACGCCCTCGCAATACTGCGTGATGCTTTGCTCTTGCTCGGCGTTGGTGTCGTTGCCCGCCAGGGCGGCCATGGTTCCGATGATCGTGCCCAGGGCCACTGCCCAGAGGCCGTTTTTGGTTTGCTGTTTCATGCCGCTTGCTCCTGGTCGGTGTTGGTTTCATCTGGGTGTGGATCGAGGCTGATGCGGCCCTCGACGTGCGCGCGCCACAGCACGTTGCGCAGGGCAATGCGGGCAGCGATCTCGGTGGGTAGCGCGCCGTTCATGCGGACGATGATTCGCGTGCCTTCCTTGCCAACAAACGCGGGCAAGTAGCCGCCGCCAAGTACCGGCTCGGCAGAGATGACGGTGCTGTGCAGGGTGTAGCCGTCTCGCATGGCGAATAGCCGCCAGTGCTGGATGACAAAGCGGAGGCTGATGACGTGAGTCAGGCTCATGCGTCACCGCCTTGGCTGTCTTGCAGCAGCGACTCGAGGTGCTTGTACATCGCGCCCAGCTGTTCGCGGCAATATTCCCGACCTTCCTCGGCATCGGTCATGCCGCCCCAGCCAGGCACGGTGATCGCGCTCAAATTGCAGTTCATGGCCACCGCCTCGGGGTCGGTGTGTGTCTTGCCCGCTGGCATGGTGACGATGCGCCAGCCGAAGTAGTCACGCTCACCGCTCAGGGTGGTGTAGGTGTGATAGCGGCCGTGGAGGGCGACATCGAGCGCCAGCTCATGGATTGCGTGGATCATGAGGCGCATATCGCCCGGTAGTTGCTGGGAGGCGTTGGGTTGGATGCTCATGCGTAGAGGCTCCCGTTGTCGCGGCGGGCGAGGGTACGGCTGGCGCTTACTTGAGTACGGGTGCGCATCGGCGGGCGGTGGCGCATGGGCTCGACGTCGGGGTTGATGCCGCCGATGATCAGCGCCAGCAGGAACGGAGCTAGAAGGGCAAAGCAAGAGATTCGTTCTATCCAGCGCCGGTTCATGGCCTCTGCAACAGCGGCGGTACCGCGTGTCACGTTGAGCTTCTGATAGGCGCGTTCTAGGCAGTGCTTGACGGTGGTTGGCTGGCGCCCCACTGCCTTGGCGATTTCCTTTTGAGTGCAGCCGTTAGCGAGGTGGAGCAGGTAAGTTGCTTCCATGCGCGTAAAGCCCAGTCCTCCACGCTCCGCGTTGATTGTTGCTTGCCAGTTGCCGTGTGTGATTTGCATGGGTTTATCCCTTTGCCTGTATTCGATGATCTAAAATATAGGCAAACACATAATAAAGGTCAATAGGTATTCCTATATTTGTTGTTTAGGCACAAAAAAACCGCCTCGGCTGGCGGTGATTATTGATTTGGCAAGCAACAAAACCGCCTGAAACGGGAGGCAGTCTTCAGGAGGAATTAGGCGGGTTGGGCTATCCGGTGCTTAAGTTTGCGCTGCAAGTCGGTCACGTTATCCAGGCTTTGCACCATGTCGTTAGCCGCGTTCATTAGGCGAGCACCGTCAGCCCTTGGTAGGGTGTAGAAATCGGAACAGACCACAAACGAATCGAAGTCATGGGAGTTCTGGATGAGGTGCTGCATCACAATGGTGGAGATGCGGGCGCGATCTGCTGTATTGACGCCAAACAGGTATAGCGGTCTTCCTGGTGTTTTAATATGAAAATCAATCGGGTATAAGCTAGCGTTTTCTATATTAGGCACGATGTAGTCTTCTTCAATGTCATCGGCAGACACCACATCGAGCAATATGCTTTTAAGGTCTTCTTTGAACGTCGATTCAACCCTGGACTTCGACCATAGCCCTAAGTCTTCAATCCGAGAGGCGCTTTGGCCAATCTGAAACAAGCCGTTTAGTAGCCGATCGGCCTGAACTTCCGTGTATATCTCCCCATCCTCTTCTCGAACCCCTGACTCTGTGAGGATTTGATCAAACAGCTTGCCACGTGGTCCTGTGAGCAGCGTATTGGTGTCGTTATCGTAGCTCAGTCGCATCAGCGTACTGCCCATATCGGAGAGCCGCCACCCGCCTTCTGCACGCTTTAAGTAGATCGTGTGATGGTCTCCATCGCGGCCGGTTAGAGGCAGAGAGACCCGGATGAAGTCGTTTTTTTCAGACACGCGAACATCCGCGCAAAACGCGGTGCACAAGTGCTGTTTTAAAGACTCCACATTGATGGTCATGTTTGCGGCGAACCTCCAAAAAGGTCGTTGTGTACATCGCTTAGTGGGTTGCTATCTGGGAATATGATTGAGCAGTCGTGGCAAAGTGCCTCGATAGCGCCCTCCAGCGACGTGTAGCGGTCCGTTGTTTCAGCGTAATGCTCAGGTTTCCTGCCCGCTTGAATGTAGCGGTGTGTGGCACGATGAATATGGCAGCGCTCGTGAATAATATCGCTGCTCTCAAGGGGGTTGGAATGCGTGTGATCACTTCCATTATAGCGGCAAAGCGTTAAGTTGTGTTCCTTGCCTTTTGGGTGAATAAACCGCAGCCCGCATGAAAAGGCGTCCTCTATCCGCATGTTCTGGCGAATGTACATCTCAAAGTGCTTACCGCAAGCTGACACGAGCTTGTAATTTCGCTGTCGGGACCCTTTCTGCTCTTTCCAGTGCGCCCTGGGATTTTGCACCCGCTTTTCGACACTCAACAGCGTGGAAATTTCCTCGTCTGTGAATACCGTATCATCCATGGGTCTCTCCTAGCGTTGGCGTTATTTATTTTTTTAGTGCATGGCCCCGCCGCGCCATACGACTTTACCAATGATGGGTACCTGGCAGACGGAAGCCGAATCGATCAGTTCATCCCGATAAAGCGCTTTGTTGGGATTGTCGCTGCTTAAGACCCATTCGCCAGTCACATGCTGAATAAGCCGCTTGATGCTGATGCTGTCGTCTGGCCGCCGGATAGCGAAGACCTTGCCATTGACTGGCGAGGTAGCCCCATGGTCGATCAGCACGACATCCCCGCTGACAATGTAGGGCTCCATGCTGTCGCCATCGGCATAAATAACGCTCAATCGTTCAGGCTTTGCCCCAATCTTGGCGAGCCATTCTCGCTTAAAGGCCAGGTCGCCTTTTACCTCAACGTGATCGTTCAGGTAACCATTGCCGTTTTCACCCCGGGCGCTGAGTTGAGGGATAAGCGCATAGTCATCAGTCGAGGGTGGTGTCTCAGTGGCGTAAGAAGCACCCCCATCCTTAACACCTGGAACCATCTCGCCTTTTCCAGTGGCAAGCCATAACGCGCTTACGCCCAGTTCATGCGCAATCTGAGTCGAAAAGGATGTCGACTTTGATTTGCCGCGCTCCAAATCGGAAATGCTGGTCTGCTGCACGCCAATTCGTGTGGCGAGTTCTGCTTGGTTAAGGCCAGCGTGCTTCCTGGCTGCTTTGAGGCGGTCTTTGAATTCCATAAGCATTTTTATATAGGTGCGCCCATATACTTGCAAACGGGTTTGCCTATACCTAATATATAGGTATTCCTATTTTGGAGCGCCCAAAGATGAGCCAAACCTCTACCTTCCAAAGCTTGGTGGGTTACTTCGGTACGCAGATAAAAACAGCTGAGCTGCTGAAGGTTGATCAAGCAACCGTTTCAGGGTGGGTGCGTGGCAAGCACGGCATGTCTCCTGCGGTTGCGCTGCGTGCCCAAAAGCTGACCGGTGGGGCGTTTACCGCCGCGCAGCTTTGCCCGTCTGTGTTTACCGAGCCACCGCTAGATGAGGTGGCCTCTCAATGATTCAAGTCTATGCAAATCAGCCGTCTAAAACATCGGCCGCGATGGGCCTGTTCGGGCGTACAGTGTTTTGGGGGTGGTTATGAGCAAGCTACTACGCCGCATTGCCATCGTGATTCGACTCACTCGCGCTGGCCGTGGTGCAGAGCTGGATCGTGTAGTCGCCAGAATGGAGCAGGGGGGGCATTTTGAAGGCGCTGTTGGTGAAATGCTTTTTGCATTAATGCCCTGCCGCAAGAATGGCTGGCTCGAGCGTTCCTTGCGGGGAGGCGATAACCGCCTTACCAGCGAAGAGCTTCAAAGCATCGGCCGTGGTTGGGCGCATCGTGTGCAGCGTTATGTCAAAGCGACGCGCCACCGTTCCAGCAGCGGGGGTGAGTAAATGCTATCGCCCGTTGTTAACCGCAGCTATCAAGTCGTCTATATCGCCCCGAAGGCTCGCGCCCAAATCGCCATCCATCAGGCTTTCAAGCTCTGCCATCGCCTCAAATCTCGGGTCAATATCAGGGTCTCGGTTAGTGTTTATGGCCGTCTCGATTCGCTCGATCCTGCCAAGCATTTCTGCCTGCATTACCAGCACGGCTTTAAGCATTTTCTGTGTGTCGTTTTCAGCCACGTCGTTTTCCTTCAGTTGGTGGGTGGTGTTGCAGCTTCCACCTTAGCGGGTGACGGCGTGGCTTTCTATTTGTGGGGTGCGCCATGACCGAAGAACGCGCCTTCCGCGGTGTCTGGATACCCGCTGAAATCTGGCTGAATCGCGATCTCTCACTGCAAGAGAAAGTGATGCTGATCGAGATCGATAGCCTTCAGCACCCCCAGAAGGGCTGTTTCAAGTCCAACAAGAAGCTGGCCGAGTTCTTCGGCCTGTCGCCAAATCGTGTTTCTGAAGTGATCAGCTCGCTCAAAAAGAAGGGCTGGATTCGCGTCGACCAGGTGCGTGAAGGCAAGCAAATTGTCGAACGCCGCATCTTCATGAGCCGCCCGCTGGAAACGGGAGATAAGGGTACTCGGAAAACCGAAGGGGGGTATTCGGAAAATCGTGAGAACCCTACTCGAAATCTCGAAGGGGGGTATTCGGAAAATACGGAGAACCCTACTCGAAATCCCGAAGAGGGGTATTCGGAAAACAGGGAAGAGAGGGGTTCAGGTTTAGGGGGTCAGTTAGAGGGGTCCAGTAAGAGGGTTGCGCCTGGGGCAAGCCCAGCCGCTGCCGAGGGTGATTATCTGGACGCTGACGAACAAGACCCAGCCCCCAGTGCCTCGCAGGAATCATCCGCCGATCTGCTGGCGCGCATTCCTGCCGACATGCCCGGTACCCGAGACCCCAACGCCAAGACGTTCAAGCCTTGGGCCAACTACGCCTGTGCTTACCGAGCGCGTTACGGCACATGGCCGGTCTGGAACCAGAAGGCCGCGGCGAACATGAGTCAGCTGGTCGAGCGGGTGGGTGCCGACCGAGCTCCGGCCGTGGCCGCGTACTACCTGAAGCTCAACAGCCAGTTTTACACCGCCCGCATGCACCCCGTTGGCCTGCTGCTGCAGGACTGCGAATCCATCACCACTCAACTCACCACCGGGCAGCAAGTGACCCAGGCCAAGGCCCGCCAGGTCGACAGCACCCAAACCAACCTGAGCAACGCGGAGGAGGCCAAGCGGATCATGGCCGAGCGCCGCCAACAGCAGGAGTCTTCGACATGCCATTGACCGACCACGAAGCCGACCAGGTGGTGGAACTGGTGTACGCCACCGCCGAAGTGCTGGGGCAGGAGATCCGCCCAGCCGCCGCGGCCCTGATTGCCGACGACCTCAACGCCTACCCGTTCGCCGAGATTGGTCGAGCGCTGGCGCGGTGCCGTGCCGAGCTACACGGCAAGCTGACCCTGGCGGCGATCATTGAGCGCTTACCCAGCGCGAACGCTCATTTGAGCGGTAACGAGGCCTGGGCGCTGGCGCTGCACAGCACCGATGAGCAGGAGACCGTGGTGTGGACGCCGGAGATTGCCCGGGCCTTCGCCGCTGCCAAGCCGGTGCTGGACGGTCGCGACAAGGTAGGTGCCCGGATGGCGTTCCTCGCCGCGTATGAGCGTGAGCTGGCCGCCGCAAAAGCGGAAGCCCGCCAGCCCGAGTGGCAGGTATCGCTTGGCCATGACCCGATGCGCCGCGAGATCGTACTCAACGATGCCGTGAGTGCCGGAAAGCTACCCGCGCCCAAGGTTGCGCATCTGCTGCCGCCGCCTGACAAGCCGGTGACCGAGGAGGGCAAGCGCCAGCGCAAGAAGGTGGTGAGCCACCTACGCGACATCATCAACCAGCCGGTCGACAGCAAGGCCCAGCAGCGCCGCGAAGCGCGGGAACGGGAAGAGGCCCGCCGCCGTGAACTGTTAGCACAAGCAGGCGAGCCCCTGGCCGCCACGGGAGGGCGTTAATCATGATGGAGCGACACTATTTTTATTCGGCGTCTCGCTGGCGTGAGGGCGGCATGGGCGAAAGCTGGCAGCACGGCATTTTTTCCACAAGGACGTGGCTGCCCGCGCCGCAACGTTACCTGATGGATAAAGCACTGGCGCTTGCGAAAGAGGGGCTTGATAAGCGCCAGCCCAATAACAGCCAGCCCATCCGCCTTTTGGCCCTCAACCGAATTTAAGGTGCCGATCATGACCACTACCGCCGTAATGCAGCCCACCGGGCGCGAAGTCTCCGCCGAGGCGTTCCACGACCACCGCCACAGCGGAAAGCAAAGCGCCAGCCGGCAGCGCGTTCTTGAGGCCCTTACCGCTGGCCCGATGACCCGCAACCAACTGGCAGGGCGCACCGCGTTGCCGCTATCCAGCGTGTGCGGCCGCTGCCGTGAATTGCTCGACGCGGATCTGATTACCGTGATGGGTACCACCCAAGACAAGCCCGCCCGCCAGCTGCTGCAGCTGACCGATGCGGGGCGAGTTGTGGCTCACAGCGAGGTGAATGATGAATAAGCCGATTGAGCCGGGGTGCCTGGCTTACGTTACGTATTCCGTCAGAAAACCTTGGCTGGCATGGACAAAGTGCCAAGTTATAGCGCGCTGCCCTGAGGGATCGCCGACAGTCGAAGGTGAGCCGACCGGCCATGGCGAATGGGACTGTGACCATCCATATGTGCCGGATGTTGCTGTGTTCCACGAGAAGCAACTAATGCGGATTGATGAAGGCGACCCCGACACGGCACAGGAGCAAGATCAGGAGGTACCTGAACATGCCAACGCTTAAGCCCATCGACCACCAGAACATTGTCATCCGATTGCTCGGAATGACCTCGTGCAACGCCGCGCACCTCACCACGCTTGCGCATGCCCACAAGCTGCCGGTGTCGCTGCATGAGATCCGTGTTGCCTGTGACGCGCTGGTCGAGCAGCAGTTTGTCGAGCACGCCCCTGGGTACGCCTACCGCCTGACCGCCGCCGGCACGGTTGAGCTGCCTGCCGTGCCGTTGCTGGAGAGCTACTACACCGCTGGCGCCAGCACCGGGGGTGCGGCATGACGCATAAGGCCTACATACAACCCAAGTGCCCTGATTGCCACTACCGTAAGGCTGCCGCTGAGTTTCGCGACCCGGGCACTGGTGAGCCGTTGCCAGCGTGTAAGCAATGCATGAGGACCAAGCAGCGGGGAGGTGCCGCCCATGGGTAATGTGAAGGAATGGACACACGCTGAGCTATGCGCCGTTGCCGTGAAGTGGCTCAAACGCCCCAACAGCAACAACGGCCATGGCTGCCACGTGGCGGTGAGCGAGGTTCGTTCGGGCTGGACCGGTGAGATACCGGATGCGATCGGCTTTCGTCAGTCAGGCCACCCGCCGAGCGATGGCTCGGTGGTAGTTGAGGTCAAGGTATCCCGCGGCGATTTCCTGTCGGACAAGAAGAAGCCGCACCGCATCGAAGGCGGCTTGGGTAACTGGCGCTATTTCATGTGTCCGGAGGGGATGATTCAGCCTGACGAATTGCCCGAGGGCTGGGGGCTGTTGTGGGTAAACGCTCGCGGCCATGTAAAACCAAAGGCGGGTTTCGCCCGTGCTCTGGCGGATACCAGGAATTACGTCAACCACCAGGAGGCGTTAGCTGCCAACCGCCAAGAAAGCGACTGGGACGGCGAGAAGTTCATCCTGGTCAAGCTGTTCTCCCGCATCGGCGACCCCGAGGCCATGAACCTCAAGCTTCGCGAATCGCTCGGCGAGCAAAGCCGCCTGGCCCAGCGATGCAACAGCATGCAGGAAGAGTTGAGAAAGCTAAAGCTCGATCTATGGACGGCCAAACGGCGCGGTTCTGATGACTCCTCAGAGAATAGAGGGGATCGCAAGAGCCCGCTTCGGCCTGCAGCAGGAGGTAACCCATGGACGTAGTAAACATCTACCTACTGGGCGTGATGACCGGCGTGTTTATCGTGATTGCTTGCGCGGCTGGCGCGTTCTGCTGGGGCGCGGGCGACTTCTATACCGGCGATGGAGGCCCTCGGGATGACGGATAAAGCGAAAGGCGGTCTTCAAGCGCGCCGCGCGGCAATGCTCTGCCAGAACTCTCGCTTTGGGCTGTACCTCGACCAGCGGCGCCGCCAGGCAAACGACTTGGATCGTAGCGACCTACCCGACGGCACGCACACGCCCAGCGACTGCACCGACTGGCTTCGCCATGCGTGCGGTATCAACAGCCGTGCCGAGCTGGACCACAACGACGACGCCCGGGCGATGCTCGACAAGATCATGGCGGACTACAACAAGTGGGAGCGCCAGCAGCGCCTCAACGACCGGATAGCAGGAGGTGTGGTGTGAGAGTCGTCGATAAACGGAAAGCGGTTAACGGTCGATCGGAACGCACCGCCGCGATGGTGCTGGTTCTCGCTTTGATCATCTCTACATGGCTGGCGCCAGTTACCAATGGCGGATTGGCCAACCTGGCCACGTTCACAGCGTGGGCGATTGGGCTGGCGGTGCTTGTGCTGGCAGTTCTCGGTATTTGGCTGGGGTCGGTGCATGAAGAGCCCGTGTACATACATCCGGTTCTGCGCTGGGCATTCTCTTTGGGCTGGTGGATTGCTGTTGCCTGGGCGGCCTACCACGGCATGCATTGGCTGGCGGCGCTACATACGCTGAGCGGCGTGCTTCTATGGCTCAACAAGGCGCGGAAGGTGAAGGCATGACGATGCGGTTCCAGAAGCCCCGACGCCCGCGCGCGCTCAAGAATGACGGCACGCCCCGCGCTCGCCCTGTGGATTGGGAAGGCCAAGAACAGGCCGTGCTTATTCGCTGGCTGCTGGGCGAGAAGATGCGCGGCGAGCCGGTGGGGCAGTTATATGACGCGATCTATCACGTCCCGAACGGTGGCCAGCGCAACAAGAAGACTGCGTCTGACCTCAAGCGGCAGGGCGTGAAGGCGGGGGTCAGTGATCTACCCGTTAGGCAGGCGCGTGGCGGGTGGCATGGCCTTTATCTGGAGTTCAAGGCAACGCCGCCACGTGATGCCGCTCTGGCGACTAGCCAGTTCGAGTGGCTTGAAGGCAGCGAATACGAAGGCTACTGCGCCGTGCTGGCGCTGGGTCTTGATGAAGCCAAGGCGGTGCTCAGGGAATACGCCAGCTGGCCGCGCACGCAAATCGTCGGCGAGCGGCTGGCGCTGCAAAACGGTACCGAGTGGAGGAAGGGCTAATGGGCATGGCATTGATGAAAGAGGGGATGACGATGCGGGAAGAGTTAGAGCGGATGCCAATGCGCCGGTTGCGGGAGATCGCGCGTGAGTCTCATGAGGAGCATGATCCGGAGGCTGCCCGGGTGTTCGTCAATCGTATCCTCGATATGGAAGTAGAACGGCGCACCTGGTACGCGCATGAGAATCCTGGCTTTCAGCCTTTCAGCTCTGCCGCAAAACTGGGCGAGCATCCAGGCGGCGGTACCGCTGCCGCTGACCCGCTGGTGATTGCGTATGACCGTGGAATTCGTGTCCACGCGGCGCATGAGGAAGCCCGCCAGTTCCTCGAGCATGCCCGGCTGACACCGCGCAACCTGCTGGCCGCGCTGATCCAGGCGGCGAAAACCGACAGGCGCGTGACTGGCCCGTGGGGCAAGAGCTACGACCAGATAGCGGCGAACGTGGGGCCCTACGCGCAAAGCCTGGGTTTCTCGCCCGGCGTGATGCACGGCAAGACGTTGGTGTGTTACGACACCATTAAGCACGAGAAGGATAGCCGCGTGTGGATGGAGAGGGTGGAGACCAAGCACGTGGTGCCGCTGTTTAGGGACGGTATAGCTATAAAGAACGCTGCAAAGCAAGCTCGGGTAGCGCTTATATTACTCGCAAAGTTATAAATCATATTGACAGCTTCGCAAACGCGAAGCTATAATAGGGGCATAGGGTACGAAATCAGTTCGACCCAACTCTTAGAGAGAGCCCCGCAATGACCTTTCTGCACACTAGCCCTTCTGCAATTACCGAAATCAATGCTTTTGGCCGTTTTGGTGAATTCTTGTTCTTCACTGTTGATGCGCCCTACGTGATGACAGCCGGTGATTATGTGACCTATTCCCTTGAGCTTGATGAGAGTCAAATCGTTGATGCTGAGTCACTTTTTTACCATCAAGATGCTGAAAAGCTTTCAGGCTTGGTTCAGAAAGTAGCTGACCTCGTTGGCTGTGATGAGGATATGGCAGAAGAGCTGATCGCACAGCGTGCCGATGTTCACTCTATCGACTGTGATATTGAGCCTGAGGACTTGGCAGAGGCGTCTTGGGATATTCAGCGCATGGCGGGCGAAGCTGCCTTGTTGCTAGGTTTTGCAGGGGTCGCTATGGATGATGAGCAAGGCCGCGCTTACTTGATCAACATGGCTGACCGTGTGTCACAACTAGAAGAGGTAGCAAAGTGAAGCCAGATAGCCAGCGTTACAGTTATTCAATAACGTGGTCAGAAGATGATCAGCAGTTTGTAGGGCTATGTTCGGAGTTTCCCTCGCTGTCGTGGCTGTCCGATACACAGGAAGGCGCTTTAAAAGGCATAGCTCAAACAGTGCAAGATGTCCTCGTGGATATGGAAAACGATAGGGAGCTTATGCCTAGGCCCAACATTTCAGGCAGGGTCCATGCTGATGAAATGCGAGGATCAGAGCTCCAGGCATTGCGAAAGCTGCTAATGCTTGATGTTCGTGAAGCTGCTGAAGAGATCGGGCAAGTGTCCGCTCGAAGCTGGCAATATTGGGAGTCGGGACGTTATCAGATCCCTTCCGATGTTGCAGAGAAAATGTGGGCAGCTGTCGAAATTTATAAGCACCTTAAGGCGCAGATTGATAGCCTGGCCACAAAGCAAACGGGCTTTGATATGTCTTATTACACTCGCTTTGATGAATACCTAAGAGACCACCCCGGCAAGAGCATTATTGACTGGCGAATAGAGCAGGCTGTCGCTTCTGAAGCCTTTTCTAAAGGCCATGTTGTCATTGTGTAGCTGAGGTGTTGATGAAACCGCGTAACTATCAAATTGAAGCTGTAGATGCGGCTGCTAACGCTTTTAAGAGTGAGCAAAAAGCAACTGTCGTAATGTGCTGCGGGTCAGGCAAAACCCTTGTGTCTAGGCTTATCGTTGAGCGCGTACACCACAACCTGGTAATGGTGGTGGCGCCAACCGTTATGCTGCTTAACCAGTTAAAACGGCTTTGGGATGGGTTAAATGAGTTAACGATCATTGTTGATCATGAGAACCCAGAGAACAGGGAAGATCTTGCGGGCCTTCTAGCTCACCATTCCTCTGTAACGGTTCTGACTACCTATCATTCTGCACCGGAGTGCGTGCAGGCTTTCGATGAGGCAGGTAAGCAAGTAGACATAGCCGTTTATGATGAGGCCCACAAGACAGCAGGCAGCTTTGCTGGGAAATTTTCTACCACCCTTGATGACTCACTGCCTATTCGTAAGCGCTTGTTTGTGACTGCTACTCCTCGTCATGCTGATTATAGCGGTAAGACGGATAAGCACTTCTTTACAATGGACAATCCTGAGCAGTACGGGCCGATTGTTTATAACTACCCGCTCCGGCGCGGTATCGAAGACGGAACCGTTACCGATTATCGCGTGCTGGTTGCGTCCGTTACCGATGAAGAGGCGAGAGAAAGTCTGTCAGAACCTAACGACCAGACAAAAATGCCTGCCATGGCGCTGGCGCTTAGTAAGGCTATGCATGAGTTCGACCTTAATAAGGTCATTACCTATCACGCTACTATTGAGGAGTCGCGAGAGTTTGTTGGGTATCTTGCCCGCTACCTTCCTGACGTAAAGGTGGTGCATGTGTCGAGCGAGCAGACCCGGGATGAACGCCTGCTGGCATTTAATACATACCGAAATGAACATAAGGCGATTATTACCAATGCCCGCGTATTAGGTGAAGGTATTGATGTGCCTGCTACTGATGCCGTCATGTACTGCACCCCTAAAACCTCGGTGCAAGACATTGTTCAGACCTCAGGTCGAGCTATGCGTGTTAGCCCAGGTAAGGATTTTGGGTATGTCATTATCCCGGCTCTCACGAAGGCAGATCTAAATTCCGATGAGTTCGGTGACTTCAATCCGGTCATTGAGGTGTTAGGCGCCCTGGCTGAGAACGACGACTTACTCAAGCAGATTATTAAACTGCGGCTAGAAAATGAGTGGGAGTTCGAGCAGGGGTTAAGCAAGTTCGTCAGCTTCACGTCAGTTGGAACGGGTGATTTTGATTATAAGAAGCTGCTCAGCTCTATTAGCTTGCGAATGATCAAATCAATGAATGCCTCGTTTTTTGAGAGGCTTGAGCAGTTCATTGAATACCGAGACACCTTCGGCACGGCGCTGGTACCCACTATGAACACGGGCTCGCTGGGCATTTGGGTTAAACACATGCGCAAGCAGTTCTCGCTTGGGCTTTTGGCGTCTGAAAAGGTGGACATACTTAACCGTGAAGGCTTTGTCTGGGATGTGAGCGAGAGCCATTTCAATGAGCAGTTGAGCCAGCTGAAGCGCTATCTTGAGCAGGGAAACTCTGTTGAGCAGGCAAGTACAGGCCCTTTTATGGGGTTTATCAAAAATGCACGGGCTAGGCAGCGGGCAGGCACGCTGCCTGAGCGCCGAAAGAAAGCCCTTGAACAGCTTGGTGTATATTTCGATGTAGATGCTTACCGATATGAAAGCATGCTGAGGGATCTTCGAGAAGCCAAATCAAAAGGTATTCCATTGACCGAAGGCGGGTTTACAGACTGGATTAAGTATCAACGTCAGAAATATAAAGATGGCTCTCTTGAGCAAGGAATCATTGATGCATTCAATGAAATGGGCATCCCGCTAGAACGTGATTTTGAACAAGTGTTTAATGATAACGTCACCCGTTTGGCCAGCATACTGCAGTCAGGGAAAAGGCCAGAAGGCAAGCTTCGCAACTTTATGAAAAGGCATCGAACTCTTCATAGGCAAAACAAAATCAATGAGGATAGGCTGAAAGCTATCCGAAAAGCTGAGCAAGCCTATGGTGTAAGAATTTTGGGAGATTGATCTAACTACATGTTGTGTTATTGACACGGTTGATCTACCATTTATTTAGGCTGGCGCATGTTGCCGCTAGCCGCCACACACCCTAAGCCCTGCCGGTCACCCGGCGGGGTTTTTTCGTGTCGGGAGTCGGGTAATGCCGAGCTGGTGTTGGCAAGCCAGTGACCGTTAATAAACCAATGATGCTCGGGTTATGCGTATGCGCACTCACTGAGCGCAGCCCGCCGCCATAGACACGCAGCGGTCGACAGTGCGCCGCCGGAAACGTAACCGGCACTGCTCCCCTGCGTAGCCACCTGTCTACGCCTTGCCCTGCTCGTGCGGGGCTTTTCTATTTCTGAGGTCTCGATATGTCGGCGCATTCGCCTACTCACTGGTATGAGGAGGCGGAGCTCTTGCGCTTCGAGCCTCCCGAGCCTGTTGATACCCGGGCGGGCAATGTGGCCGCGTTCCTGGACATGCTGGCTCACGCTGAAGGTACAACGCGTTTCGGCGATGAGAATGGCTATAACGTCCTGGTGGGTGGTGAGCTGTTCAATTCTTACGACGACCACCCGCGCCAGCTGATCTGGCTGCCTGCATATGAGATCAACTCCAGTGCGGCAGGCCGCTATCAGTTCCTGACCCGAACCTGGGATGACCTGGCCGAGCGCTTTGACCTGCCAGACTTCACGCCCGCCAGCCAGGACCTGGGCGCTGTTCACCTAATCCGCCAATGCAAGGCGCTGTCGCTGATCCATGACGGCCGCATCCGAGAAGCCATTCACGCCTGCCGCAAGATCTGGGCGAGCCTGCCCGGTGCTGGCTATGGGCAGAGAGAAGTGGCAACAGATGAACTGCTGGACGTTTACAAGACGGCTGGTGGTATTTCCATCGACTAACTGACGAGGCCCGCCCGCGAGGTGCGCCATGCACAAACGAATTAAAGAGAACCGGCCCATGCCTAACCGCGACCCAAACAACTGGCAGTGGTTGATCAGCATGATTCCGTACCTGCTGCTGAGCGCAGCGACGTTCACGGTGGGTTTTGTCACTGTGCTGCACAACGGTGGGCCCTGGCGTAAGGCGCTGATGAGCGCGACTGTTGGCACCATTCTTTCTCTGTCTCTGTACCCCGGCTTCCTTTGGCTGACGGACTATTACGGTCTGCCTGATGAGTTTGCCTTCGCTGCCTGCGTGTTCTTATCGATCATGGGGCTTGAGTGGATCCGTGCTAAGGCTGACGGCCTGTATGAAGTGCTGCTCGGCTTCCTTAAGAAGTGGCTCAAATGATTGCTTCACTGAAAGCCAAGGCAGTTGGACTGGTGGTGAGCGGACTGGCCCTGGCGTCCGTGTTCTTCTACTGGCAGCACGTGATCGGCGAGAGAGACGCCTACCAGGCAGAAGCCGAGCACCAACGCGACCGCGCCGAGATACTGCAGGAGCATCAGCAATGGCAGCGCCAGCAGATAAAAACCCTCAACGATGCCATGGCCACACGTGACAAGACGCTGAACGACATCGCCGAGGACATGCGCGCCAGCAACGCCGCGCTTGAGCAACTAGGAGAGCAGAATGCGGAAATACGTGACTGGCTTGATCGGGGCGTGCCTGGCGGTGTTGATGACTGGGTGCGCCAGCTCCAGCAGCCAACCGCCGGTGATGGCGTGCGACTGCCCGACGATCCCGACACACCTGACGAGTGAGCTACCAGCGCCCGAGCCCAAGCTAGATAGCAACCGTGGGCTGCTGCTGTTGCTGGCTGAGTATGAGGCGTTACGCCGCCGGTTCAATGCGGACCGGGCGGCGGTGGTTGAGATACTGGCTAATGATCCAGGGGGTGAATAATGCCGCTTCCAACTAACCGCGGCTTTTGGCTGCTCGCTGCTGCGGTAGCGAAGATCGTTAAATTCTTCCGCTGGCTTAAGAAGGTGTTGACCAACTAATGCCCGGTTCCCCGCCACGCCCATGCCGCGCCCCAATGTGCGCAGGCAAGACTACACACAAGCACGGCTACTGCGATACGCACGCCGATCAGGCGGTTACCTGGAAGAAGCCAGCCCACAAGAAGTCGGGCCGCGGCGGTAGGCCGTGGCGTCGTATTAGGGAAAGGATACTGCAGCGGGATAAAGGCCTGTGCCAGCCATGCCTTCGCAAAGGGATTTATACGCCAGCAGCTGAAGTCGACCACATCGTCAACGAAGCCTCAGGCGGCACTGACGTTGACGATAACCTTGAGGCGATATGCAACCCGTGCCACAAGGCCAAGACCCAGGAAGAAGCCCGCCGGGGCCGTGGCGTGGACGCCTGAGGGGGAGGGGGGATCAAATCCCTACAGCCTCTCGCCAGCGGACACCGACGCCATAATTAAATTTTTATACCCGCGAAATTGAAAAATCAGGTCGGCGAGAGGAAGTAGCAAATGACAAGAGGTCGCAAACCCAAACCGAGCCACCTGAAAGCAGTGCAAGGCAATGCCGGAAAGCGCGCCGTTAACCACGATGAACCCCAGGGCGATGAACTGACCGAAGTGCCGTTGCCACCCGAATGGCTGGACCCGATCGGCATAGAGATGTGGGAGAAAATCGGCCCCTGGTTGGTGAGCTCCAAGATCCTGACTGGATCAGACCTGGCGAATCTTGAAGCCTACTGCGCCGCCTATGCGCGGTGGCGAACGGCAGAGAAAGACATTGCCAAGAACGGCATCACGGTGGCGGGCATGAATTCCGAAGTGAAGAACCCGGCCTGCACCGTGGCGAATGAATCCCTGAAACAGCTAGTGACGTTTGGCAGCGCGCTGGGTCTGGACCCTTCAAGCCGAGCGCGCCTTGCGGTACCAGGTGCCAAAGAAGCCGGAAACCCATTCAAAGACCTGATAGGCAAAAAGCGATGAAGCTCCATGGCCAGTTACCCGAACGTCAACGCCGCGAACAAGTACGCTCGGGACGTAGTGGCCAACAGGATCCCCGCGTGCAAGGAGGTCCGGCAGGCTTGCCAGCGCCATCTGGACGATCTCAAGGCGCAGAAGTCCCGGTCAAATCCGTACCGGTTCGATAAAGACGAAGCCGAGCGGTGCTGTGACTTCATCCAACTGCTGCCACACACAAAGGGCAGATGGGCGCGTGAGAAACGGCTCATCAAGCTTGAGCCCTGGCAGCTGTTTATCGTTGCCAGCATCTTTGGTTGGCTGAAAAAGAAGACGGGGCTTCGCCGCTATTCAGAGGCTTACATTGAGGTAGAGCGTAAGAACGGCAAGTCAGTGTTGGCAGCAGCCATTGCGAATCTGTTGTTTTGCGCCGATGGCGAGTACGGCGCTGAGGTCTACTGTGGTGCGACCACAGAGAAACAAGCGTGGGAGGTGTTTCGCCCGGCACGCTTGATGCTGATGAAGTCGCCAGCGCTGTTAAGCGCGGCAGGCATCGAGATCATGGCCAAGAATATCTCGATCCCTGAAGACGGCAGCCGTCTCGAGCCGCTTATAGGCGACCCGGGCGACGGCTCTTCGCCAAGCGGCTCGATAGTCGACGAGTTCCACGAACACGATAAGCCCAATCTGTACGACACCATGGCCACCGGTATGGGGTCTCGGGATCAAGGGTTGATGTTCATCATCACTACCGCGGGCTTCAACCTGGCGGGGCCCTGTTACGACAAGCGCCGTCAGGCCCAGCAAATGCTGGATAAATCGCTGCCGAATGACGAGCTGTTCGCCATCATTTACACGATCGATCCGGGGGATGACTGGAAAGACCCTGCAGTACTACGCAAGGCAAACCCCAATTTCGGTATATCGGTAGGTGAAGAGTTTCTGCTCAAGGCGCAGCGGGACGCCGTGCGCTACCCCAGCCGCCAGAACAGTTTCCTTACCAAGCACTTGAATGTCTGGGTGAGTGCGCGGACGGCGTGGCTCAACATGGCCAGTTGGCACGCGCTGGGAGATGAGTCGCTAAAGCTTGAAGACTTCATCGGCAAACCCTGCTGGTTAGGTGTCGACCTTGCGAGCAAAACCGACATCGCCAGTATCGCGTTGCTGTTTCGTGATGAGGTGCCCGACAAGAAAGGGCGCATGAAAACGCGCTGGACCGTGTTCGTTCGCAATTATCTACCGGAAGGCGCGGTAGAGCGTGCCAGCAACAACAAGGCCGCTTACGAGACCTGGGTAAATAGCGGTGACCTGATCATCACCGATGGCGAAGAGCTGGACTTCGATGTCATCCGTGACGACATCAAAGACCTTTCAGGCCTGTTCGAGATAACCGAAATCGCCTACGACCCCTGGCGCGCTACCCAGCTGGCGCACCAGCTTATGGCAGACGGCGCCAGTATCGTGGAGTACCGCAACACGGTTCAGAACATGAGCCCCGCCATGCGGGAAATGGAAGCCGCTATCACCGGCGGCCGCTTCCGGCACAGCAAAGACCCAGTGCTGACCTGGATGGCCAGCAACGTCGTGGCCAAGGCCGACGCCAAAGACAACATCTACCCACGTAAAGAAAAGCCCGACAACAAGATCGACGGCATCATCGCCATCTTGATGGCACTCGGTCGCGCCGTGCTCACCGAAAACGACGAGCCGGAAGAATCCATTTACGACACCTCGGACGTTACATGCTGATCAATCTCATTACTTTCACAGTCGGCCTGCTGGGTGTCGGGCTCGTCGCGTTTGGCGCGTGGCTGATTCTGCCCGCGGCGGGCTACATCGTCGCGGGCAGTTTCTGCCTGCTCTGGTCATGGCTGGTATCCCAAGCCGCAGCCCGGGCAACTCAACCGGCAGAACCCAAAAACAATGAAGAGGATCGCTAATGTTCTGGCCCAGCCTCTTCAACTCAGCCGCCACAGGCAGCCCCCAGAAAAGCCAGAACTGGACAGGCAACTGGGTGAGTTCCAATACCAGCCGCCAAAGCGCGGCGGGCACGATGGTGAACTCCGAAACCGCTCTTGGCATTAGCGCGTTACGTGGGTGCGTCACCCTATTGGCTGAATCGCTGGCGCAGTTGCCCTGCGAGCTATACCGCCGTGACGACCGGGGCGGTCGCGATCGGGCGACGGATCACCCGCTATACGATGTCATCCATAGCCAGCCCAACAGGAAAGACACTTCGTTCGAGTATTACGAGCAGGGCATGGGGCACCTGGCGCTGGAAGGCAACGAGTTCTCGCTGATTGAGCGTGACGGCGCGGGATACCCAACAGAGCTTATCCCCATCCACCCCAAAAAGGTGGGCGTGCTGAAAGGCCCTGACGGGCTGCCTTACTACCAGCTACTGGATTACAAGAACCAGATACTACCGATGCGCTCAGTGCATCATGTCAAGGCGTTCTCGCTGGATGGCTTTGTCGGCATCTCTCCCATTGCGACTAACGCCGACACCATCGGCTTGGCCATGGCGACCGAACAACATGCCTCCGCGGTGTTCCAGCGCGGCGCCACGATGGCAGGCGTGATTGAGCGGCCGCGAGAATCTACGGCGATTAAAGACCAGGCCTCTGTCGATCGGTTGCTGAGTAAATTTACAGAGCGCCACGGCGGCGGCTTGCGCAACGCCTTCTCGGTAGCGTTATTGCAAGAGGGCATGCAGTACAAGCAGCTGGCGATGGACAACGAAAAAGCGCAGCTGCTGGAGTCGCGAAACTTTGGCGTGGTTGAAGTCTGCCGCCTTTATCGCGTGGCGCCCAACATGATCCAGCACCTGGACAAAGCCACGTTCAACAACATCGAGCACCTGGGGCTGCAGTTCGTCATCTACACCCTGATGCCGTGGATAAAGCGCAAAGAGGCCGCGATGATGCGCGACCTCCTACTGCCGGAAGAACGCAAGAACCTCTATATCGAATTCAACGTGTCCGGCTTGCTACGCGGTGACCAGAAGTCACGCTTTGAAGCCTACGCCATTGCCCGTCAGTGGGGCTGGCTCAGCGTCAACGACATCCGTCGGCTTGAGAACATGCCGCCCATCCGTGGTGGAGACCGCTACCTGACCCCCATGAACATGGTCGACTCGCAGGTACAGAATTCGCTCAACGCCACGCCCCAACAAATGCAAGAGATCGAGGGAATACTCGCATGCACTCAGCAATGATCAACTACCCGCATATCGCGTCGATGGTGTTCAACACACCCCTCTACGCCACGCCCACGCTTGTGCAGGCCGTGCGCAACGTCCTCGAGCCTCGCCTGTTGGGGCGCACCCATGACCTGCCGCAAAGCCTGGGGCTGGATTCAGGCAGTGGCGAAGAGCGCGAAATGCAGCGCTTAAACGTTGCTGGCCGCCTGGCCATCATTCCTGTGCATGGCGTACTGGTTGCGCGCCGCGGGCACATCAACGCTGCCTGCGAAGAGATCCTCTCCTATGAAAAGCTGCGCGGCCAAATCAACGCCGCGCTCAAGCATGAAATGGTTGAAGAGATCGTGCTCGACTTTCACACCGGCGGTGGCCATGCCATGGGCTGCAAGGAGCTTGCCGACTTCATTCGAGCTAGCACGCAGATCAAACCGATCACGGCGATCGTCAACTTCGCCGCGTACTCCGCAGGCTATTACCTGGCATCAGCCTGCTCGCGCATTGTCGCCAGCCCAACGGCGGGGGTGGGTTCCATTGGCGTGATTGTCGAAACTTACGAAGTCAGCCGCATGGAAGACGAGATGGGCATCACGTTCAACACCTACTATCGCGGCGATCACAAGAACAACAACTCACCACATGAGCCGATCACCGATCAAACCGTGCAGGAAATCAACAAAATATTGGATGAAAGTTATGCCGAGTTCACAGAGTCGGTCGCGAGCTTCCGCGGGCTAGACGTGTCAGCGGTGATAGACACCCAGGCGCGGCTGTACCGACCCAAAGAAGCCCTTGGCGCCAAGCTGATTGATGAGATTGCCCCCGCGCAAGACGCAATCGATACCATCGCCCAACGTTACACCAGCAACACTGGGACCACCCCAAGAAACAACCGGAGCATTCGTGCCCAGGCGCGAGCGCTCGATACCAGTTGTCAGCTCTAGCCACGCGGCGGAGCGACATATCGGCGGCCACGAGCCGCTTTTTTTGTGCCTAAACGAAGAGGAAACATCATGCCTAATATCGAAGAACTCCGCCGCAAGCGTGCCGAGATTAACGCGCAGGTGCAGGCCCTGGCGGCTGTCGAAACCGAAAACGGGGAGCTCAACGAGGAGCAGCTTGCTGAATTTGACAAGTTGGCCGCCGAGTTCGACAAGTTAAGCGCGAGCCTGACTCGAGCTGAAAGCATCGAGCGCATGAACGCTGCGGCATCCGAAGCCGTGCCTGCCTTTGGCGGTGGCCAGGCCCCGGCCGTTCACACCAAGCCTGAGCTTAAGCAGTACCCAGGCGCCAAAGTGGCGCGTATGGCCATGGCCGTTGCCGCAGGCAAAGGCGATATGCAGTTGGCCTCCAAGTTTGCCAGTGGTGAAATTGGTGACGCCGACGTGGCCATGGCGATCGATACCAGCTCTGCATCAGGTGGCTCACTGATCCCGCAGAACATGCACGATGAAGTGATTGAGCTCCTGCGCCCGCGCACGGTTGTTCGTGGCCTGGGCGCTCAGACCATGCCGCTACCCAATGGCAACCTGAGTATCCCGCGCATGGCTTCCGGCGCCACGTCCAGCTATGTGGGCGAAGGGTCTGATGTATTGGCCTCTGAAGGCAGCACTAATGATGTTGCACTGCAGGCCAAGACCATGATCACCCTGGTACCGATGAGCAACCAGCTGATAGGTCGCGCCGGGTTCAACGTCGAGCAGATGTTCCTTAACGACATGATCGCCAGCATGGCCGTTCGTGAAGACAAGGCCTTTCTACGCGATACCGGTACCAGCGACACCCCGACGGGCTTTGCCAAGATCTGCCAGGATGAAGGCCGCGTAGTTCCCTGGTCAGGCACGGTTGATATGGCAGGCATTGATGAATACCTCGATGCACTGATTCTGACCCTGATGGAAAGCGATAGCCTCTTGATCGCACCAGGCTGGGCGCTGGCGCCGCGTACCTACATGAAGCTAGCAGGATTGCGCGATGGCAATGGCAACAAGGTCTACCCCGAAATGGCACAAGGGGAGTTGAAAGGCTGGCCGATCAAGCACACCACCACTATCCCCAATAACCTCGATACCTCGGGTGCCACCAACAATAACGAAACCGAGATCTTCTTTGCTGATTGGAACGATGTCGTTATCGGTGAAAGCGACATGATGACAATCGACTTCAGCCGCGAAGCGACCTACAAGGATGCGGGCGACAACCTGGTCAGCGCGTTCTCGCGTAACCAGTCACTTTTGCGCATGGTGAAAGAGCATGACATTGCTTTCCGTCATCCGGAAGGCCTGGTACTTGGCACTGAAGTGCCCTGGTAATTTCAGCCACCTTTAAGCCTGCCCGCCGTTGGCGGGTAGTGCTTGCTTACCTTGTCATTAAAGGAGTGCCACTATGGCAGCCGTCAAGAAGACCGAACGCCAGACAGTATCTATGACCTTCCGTAAACCTTGGGGCCGTTACTCCAAAGGCGACCGCGCAGGCTTTCCGGAAGAACGCGCTAAGCAGTTGGAAGATCGAAAGATTGCGGTGCGTAGTGCTGATGTCAAAGCTGAAGAAAATGAAGAAAAGCCCGCGGGGAAACAAACCCCAGCCAAGGGTACTGAAGGTGCCGATAAGGTTTGAGCCTTGTCACCGATAACGCTTAAGCAACGCCGCCACTTGGCGGCGTTGTTGTTTCTGGCTAATGGCTTCTACGACGACAGAGAGTCCCTGAATGCTCACGCTAACACGCGCCAAACTGCACCTACGGTTAGCCACGACCGAACAGGAAGCAACGGCCTATATCGATGAAGACGCGATCATCCAAGGGCTTATCAACGCCGCCTATCATTACGCCGAGAACTACACGCAGGCAACGTTAGCAACGGCCACCAAAACGTTGGTGCTTGATGGCTTTCCGGAAGGCAGTGACGCCATAGAACTGCCGTGGACACCGGTCACTGCCATTGAGTCCCTGGACTACATCGATGCTGAGGGTGTCGAGCAATCACTCGATGCCGAAACACTGAGGCTCGACACCCGGCCGATATACCCGTTGCTGGCGCCGCAGTGGGGCACCGAGTGGCCACATACAACTGACGAACCCGAGAGCGTCACGATTACCGCCACCGCTGGCGCTGAAGAAACACCGCCCGATGTCGACGTGGCTGTGTTGCTGCTGGTTGGCCATTGGTATGAAAACCGCGAAAGCGTTGCGATCGGCACCATTGCCACCGAAATACCGATGGGCGTTGAGATGCTGTTAGAGCCGTATCGAATCCATAGCGTGGGGTGATGAATGCAGGCCGGAAAATTACGCCACCAGGTCACTCTCGAATGGTGGGGCAAGAGCGAGCGCACTGACTCTGGCGCAACGCCGAGTGAATGGCAGCCAGGCACTACCGTATGGGCAGAGGTCGAACAGCTTCGCGGGCGTACGCTATTCGCCGCACAAGAAGCCAACGCCGAAACCACTGCCCGCATTCGCTTGCGGTACCGGGCAGACATCGCCGCCGCTACCGGCAAAACCCTGCGACTGCGTCACGGTGATATTACCTACCAACTGGAAGGACGCCCAATTGATATGGGCGGCCGCCGACGTGAACTGGAGCTGATGTGTCATGAGTGGGTTTGATTGGCAGGCTCAGGGGGCGGAGCTTCAGGAAATTCAGCGCGACCTCAGAGATTTGGAAGATAACCTCAAAGAGCGCGCCATTCGTGCGGGGTTGGTTTCTGTTGTTTCTCCGGTAAAGAAAACCGCCAAGTCAGAGGCACCCACCGAAAGTGGTGACATGGCCCAAGCGATTGGCCACCGCAACATCAACAAACGTCAGCGCAGCCGCCTAGGTTTTAAGGCAGGTGAGGTTGGCATATTGGTTGGCACCAACCGACGCATCAATGGCATTTGGCAAGGGCGCAAGGGCATGTGGCAGGAGCACGGCACCGAGAACATGGACGCCAACCCGTTCCTATGGCCCGCCATGCAACAGCATCAAAGCGGCGCCCCCGGGCGTTTCTATGAAGGGCTCGCCAAATACCTCGATCGCCAGCGCAGCAAAGGGGCCATTGCATGATTGATGACATCATCACCGCGCTGAGCGGGGCAGGGATCACCGCCGCGCCGAGTAGCGAAGCCGACCCCAGCCGAGCCGACACCGTGCCCGGCCTGGTTGAGTTGGTGGACCCCGTTGTGGATAGCGCCCTCTGGCCGCTTAACCTACCGGCAGACGCCCCCGCTACCAACGGCGTTTACAACCTGGCGGGTCAAAGCAGCATCGAGGTAGACGGCTACCGCTTGGGGCGCAAGGACACCTACGTCCTGAGCCTAAGGGCACCAACGTTCGACCCGCTTCGCACAATGAGCACACAGCTGATCGAGCGCGTAGCCGACCAAAGCGGCATCGAGGGCTGGGAAATCACAGACGCCGCCACCGATTACGAATTCGACCAGAAACAGTACCGTGCTCATTTCGAACTGCAGGTCACCAGCTTGGCCATGGCATCCCCCGCGCTGCCTGCCGCGTTCGTGCACCCTGTGCAGGCGAACACCACGCCCAACGGCTTAGGCACAATGAAGGTCCGCCAAACCGTCACCGAGCTGATTGCGGTGGTACTGGTGGCCGAGCAATCAGAGATCGACGCCCAGCGCCGTGCCATATCGTCGGCTCTGTTGGGGTTAGAAAGCCCAGCCGATGCCTTCGCCCCGCTTGAATACGCAGGTGGGCAGCGCGTGGCTGTCTCTGGCAGCCACGTCTATTGGCGTGAGCTATATGGCTACGACCGCCTGATTCGTAGCTGATCATCACCCACCCCAACCACCCGCCGCGTGCGGGTTTTTTTATGCCTGGAGGAATCTCCCCATGCCCAACCAAGGCGGCCGCTATGTCATGCGCAACGGTGAGCGCGTGCTCGTTGAGCGTAGCGGTCACAAACGCGCCCCAGTTCAGCCCGCTGCCAAAGCGGCCAAGCAACCCGTAGAGGAGTCACCCAATGAAGACTCGCAAGAAACTGCTGCTAGTAGCACCGGAGAGTGAATACGGCGCGGGTGCAGACCTCGCGGCCGCTATTTTGCTCGTTGTGTCGGAGCTGGAAAGCAGCCCCTACGAAGGGGACCGCGTAGAACGCGCGCGAATTCGCCAAACCTTTGGTGCCGAGGTAGAGGCCAACGCCGCGCCTTACACCACCGTGACGGCGACCATCCCGCTGGCAGGCTCTGGTACAGCGGGCACGCCGCCAAACTTTGGCCTGCTGCTGCGCGCCTGCGGTATGTCGGAAACGATAGTGTCTGACGTCGGCTCGGAGAGCGTTACCTACCAGCCTGCCACCGACGAACACGAAAGCGCCTGCGTGTGGTTTGTGGAAGACGGCCAGCTACAGAAGGTGCCGGGTGCGCGCGGCACTATTGAGTTTTCGTTGACCGCGAAAGAATACCCGACCATGCAATACACCATGACCGGCTTTTATCAACGGCCCGAGGCGCACACCGACCCCGTCACGCAGACTGTCACCGACATCGCGGACGAACTGGTAGTGAACAAGCAAAACACCGCCACGTTCAGCGTTCACGGTCATGAGGGCTGCGGTCAGTCCATGTCATTCAGCTTGGGCAACGAGGTTGTGCACCGCGCGTTGATTGGCTGCGAGGGCGTGTATATCACCGATCGCAGCGTGTCGGGCCAGGTTGAGATTGAAGCGCCTGACATCACGACCAAGAACTATTTCGAGGCAATGGAAAGCCACGAAGGCGTGACGCTCGGTGTCATTGAGCTTGAGCACGGCAAGACAGCGGGCAACATCGTCAACATCCGTGGGCCAAAAGTTCAGCTGGCGACGCTCTCCCGCAATGACGCCGATGGCCTGGTGCATTACCAAATGGACGCCCGATACACCCCCGATGCTGGCGATGATGAAATCGCCATTACGTTTAAATAAAGGAGTAAGTCCGTATGACATTCAAATTAAAGCCGATCCCAGACGTGTCGCTAAGCGTACTTATTAACGTCCCAGGGGACAGGGGTAAATCAACGCAGCACACCATCACAGTACGCTACCGGTTGTTAAGCGTGACCGAGCAGCGAGAAATATTCGACGCTTCGCCAGAAGACCGGCCTAACGATGATGACCTGATGGCCCGTGATGTGATTGACATTGAAGGCATCAAGGACGAAGACGGTAAAGTGCTGCCGTACGACATCGAGCTGCTTTCACAGTTAATGGATATTTCCTATGTCCGTGAGCCCATCATTAACGGCTGGTTGAGAGCGCAAGCGGGAGCAGGAGAGGCGAAGCAAAAAAACTAAGAACCCTCGGTCGGCACTGGGCGGAATCCGGCCGGGGTGGAAGAAACGAGCTCGGCGATGATGCAGCGGTTCTGGGTGTGTCACTGGATGAACGCTATCAGCGCGCGGAGACAGTCGAGGTTTGGCCCGACCACCTCGAAGCGTTGGATATTTTTCAGGCGTGCAGCAGTCAATGGCGCATTGTTTCCGGCATTGCTGGTGCTTTCTACCAAGGCCTTGACTATACCGCCCTTGAGGCAGTGATGCGCATGAGTCATGTGGATAGCTCTGGAGAGTTGCTTTCTCAAGTCAGGATGATCGAGGCGGGAGCGCTGGAAATTCTAAATTCGAAGTGAAGCTAGCCTGGGTGAACTCGTTGCGGTACGTTTGAAAGGTATATATCTCAAGGGAATTCAAATGAAAACAATCGCACTATTGGGGGTTGTCGTCCTGCTGTCAGGGTGCTCAACGTCACCTGTATCGTCAGAGTCAGCAAACCCAGTACCCGATGAAAGACTTCACGCCTTTCAGGATAAAGGCGACGGAAATGCTCGATTCGTGGTGACCCGTGATAACGGATTTTTCGGTTCGGGTTGTAGAACGGATACCGCCATTGATGGGAAACATGCCGCCGAGATTGGGCCTGGAGAGACAGCAGGTTTTTATTTGAAGCCAGGCCGCCATATTGTCGGTATTAACTCCCGTGGAGTCTGTATGGGGGGATTAAAGGAAGCTGAATTCGTGGCACGTGAAGGTGACGAGACACGCTACCGAATATCTATCGACTCTACCGGTAGTATGGATATATCGCCCACCGCTTACTGATAGATGACATTTTTACATATACCCGCTACGGCGGGTTTTTTTATGCCTGAAAATCGAGGTGTCCATGGCTCGCCAGTACAAAACAGGTCTAATCATTACCGGTGATGCCAGCGGCGGCATCCGAGCGATCCGCTCCACCGATGAAGAGCTGGGCAAGCTCAACAAAGCCTTTAACCGTGGAACGCGCCGCAGCAAGCAGTTTAGGCAAAGCGTAAATGGGACTAGCCGTGAGCTCCAGGTGCTGCGTCGTGCTGCCGCGCCCGTGGCGGCCGCTTTGGCTGGGGTTTTTGCCGCGAACTCGCTAAGGGGGCAAATCGATTTTGCCGACCAACTCCAGAAAACCAACCTGCGTATTGGGGCAAGCACTGAAGCGCTAAGTGAATACAACTATGTCGCCAAGCTTGCTGGCGTTGAGTTTGGTCAACTGACAACAGCCTGGCAGCGCCAAAGCCGCCGGATCGCCCAGGCCGCACAGGGCACGGGTGAGGCGCAAGATGCCCTGAAAACGCTGAACCTGACGGCCGCCGAGCTTGCCCAGCTGGCGCCGGAAGACCAGTTTGAGCGCATCGCCGAAGCCATGAGCGGCGTGGCGGAAGAATCGGACCGTGTGGCCCTCGCCCAGAAAATCTGGGACAGCGAAGGCGTGAAGCTCCTGCAGGTGGTTAACCAGGGCACTGATGCCATCCGCGCGCAGCGTGAGGAAGCGGCTCGCCTGGGGCTCACCATCAGCCAGGATACGGCCAATGCGATGGCAAGCTTCAATGATGAAGTGACCCGAATGCAGGCAGTGGGCGAGGGGCTCTCCCGCCAGATCCTGGCTGACTTGGTACCGGCCATGACCAGTGGCATGCAGGCCACCAGTGCCTGGGTTGCAGAGATGGGCGGCGCTGAGGCGATTCTTGACACCTTCACGGATGGCGCGACTGTGCTAGCGGCGCTATTGGCAGGCCGCTATGCTGGCGCATTTATAAAATCATCGAAGAGTGTCGCTAAAAAAACCGTTGCTAATATCAGTGACGCCAGAGCAGAAGCAGCCGCCACAGCTGCCGCGACTCGCAGAACGGCAGCTGAGGTCCAGTCAGCTAATATCTTGAGGGCCCGAGCAGTAGCGGAAGCAAAAGCGACTGTGGGAACTAACGCCCATGCAATTGCTTTGCAAAACCTCGCGACCGCATCGGATCGAGTCACAGCTGCTCAGGCCGCCCACACAGCAGCTGTGAATACAGCGGCCGCCGCAGCCACAAGAGCAAGCGTGGCAATGCGTGGTTTGAGTGGGGCTTTGGCCTTAATAGGCGGACCAATGGGCGCGGCGGTGATCGCAGGCGGCGCTGCGTACTATTTCCGCGATTCTCTTGGCTTTGCTTCTGCGGCCGCTCGCGAAACGAGAGAAGAAGTCGACCAGCTCGTAAAGAGCATGGATAACTATACTGAAGCGCAATATCGCAATAACCGCGTGTCTATCGTCCAAGACTTGGCAGAAGCGCGTGTTGAAGCCGAAAAGTTAGAGCGCCAAATCGCCACCCTGCAAGAGCAAAGCCAGCAAGAAAGTATCATGTACCAGGGTCGCCCTGGCGCTGCGGGTGGCCAGATCTCTGAACTGATGGCCGAGCTTCAGGAACAAAATCGCGTCATTGCTGCAAATGAAGAGGGGCTTCGAGAGTACGATCAAGCATGGCAGGACGTTCTGCAGTCCCAGGTATCTGGTGTCAGCATTTTTCGCACCCTTGATCAGTGGCTCGATGAAATTGGCCGAAGTGCCGATAGTGCTGGCAGATCAGTAAACAATGGCGCCCCCAGTGACAAAACAATCGAGGCATGGGGCAAATACAACGACCAGCTACGCGAAAGCATCGCAGCAACGCGAGACGGTGGATCAGCATTGGGTGCCGCTATCCGTGCCATGGACGGAATGGGGGAAGGCGTCAGTGACGTCATGCGCGGCTACACAGCCTTTCTATCAATTCAAGACGAAGCGCTGAAAGACCAGAAGAAAAGCCAAAAAGAAGCTGCCACCGCGGCACGTCAGTCAGCAAAGGACGCCACCAGCGCCGCTGAGCAACTTGAAAAACAATACACCTCCACCGCTGCGCAGCTTGAAAAACAGATCGCCTTATTCGGCAATACCACCAAAGCTGCTGAGCTTCGCTATCAGACTGAAAAAGGCGCACTTAGCGAATTGGATCAGTCGCGTAAGAACCACATCATTACCTTGGGCCGTGAGCTGGATGCACTCAATGCCCGTGAAGAAATGAAAAAGCGTGTCGACAAGATTGGAAACGCTCCGCAAGTTGGCAATGCCGACGCCAGCGTGGGTGGTGCCTTCGGAGAGTTTGCCCGCATCGAGCAGCAGCGCGCAGAGCAACAGAACTGGTACGCCGAGCAGATCGATATGCTGCGCCAGTTCAAGAACGAAGAAGGCCAGATTCACGAAGAAGCCGCCCAGAAAATCATGGCGCTGCAAAATGAGCAGTCAGCCAATGCGGCTATCAACCAGTTGCAGTCTCAGGCCACGCTAGCGGCAGGCGCCGCGCAAACGCTCAGCCGCATATCGGCGATGACGGAAGAAGGCAGCGCCATTAATCAGGCGCTCTTCGCCGCCTCGCAGGGTTTTTTGATCGCGCAGACTTTAATGCAGGGCAAAGCGGCCGCGACCGACATTATGATTCAAGGCCAGGTTGCGGCCGCGAAAGCGGTTGCCATGAACCCGATCGGCGGGCAGGCGCAGGCGGCAACGTTAATGGCTACAGCGGCGGGTCAGGCGTCTATGGTGCAGGGCATGGCCATTGCAAATGCCGCAATGATCGGTGCTGAAGGGCTGGTTAAGCTTTCTGGCCAGGCTCACGACGGTATCGACTCAATTCCCAATAGCGGTACATGGAACCTTGAGCGCGGCGAGCGTGTAGTGGATAACCGTACCAACCATGACCTAAAGCAATACCTGGAGCGCTCAAACCGAATGGCCGCTAGAGAGGGCGGCGGCAGCGGTGGCGGTATCACGATTAATGCACCCGTAACCGTTGAAGCTAAACAGGGCGTTAGCGAACAGGATGCCCAGCGCCAGGGTAGAGCAATGGGTCGGGCCTTCGAAGCACAAGTGGTGCAGATCCTGCAAAAACACAAGCGCCCCGGTGGCGTGCTGGCCGGGAGCTGACGCATGGATTTTCTTCCCGATATACCGCCCGACTTTGGCCCTCAGGTCTCGGTCGCATTCGATGTGGATAAGGTAAGCTTTGGAGACGGCTATGTTCAACGCGCGCCTGCTGGCCTAAACAGCGTCAGCGAGCAGTGGCCGCTCTCATGGTCAATGCTCACCCGGGCGGAGTATGACGAACTGTACAGCTTCTTAAAGGCCCGAAAAGGCGTGGAGGCTTTCATGTGGCAGCCGCCTTGGGAAGACGCCCCTAAGCAATGGGTGTGTGAAGAACTCAGCGGTGAGCGCCCTACCTCAGCGCGCTATGCCAGCATCACCGCCACCTTCGTCGAGGACTTCTCACTATGAGCGAGATCATCGCCCGCGAGTCGCAGCTGCTCGAGCAGGGCGCGCGCGTGTTCCTGTTCGAAATTGAGGTTGAGGGCATCATCCGCCGGTTTGTGCCTGGCCCGGTGGATGGTGGTCCAGCGTATCTGGCGGGCAATGAATACCTGGTGCTACCCATCAAGGCGGAAGGTTTCGAGTGGAACGGCAAGGGGACGATGCCCCGTCCAACGCTCAACGTAACCGCCAAAGACCTGGCGTTTCTCGCCCTAGTGGAGTCCCCCGGCGACCTGGTGGGCTCGCCTGTTCGTCGGCTGCGCACGTATCGCAAGTATTTGGACGATGGCACCGACCCCGACCCTGAGGCGTTATTTCCCGTTGATCATTACGTGATCGAGCGGAAAGCGAGCCAAAACCGTCGGCGGATTCAGTTCGAGCTTTCGGCAAAAATGGACCAGGAGGGCCGCAAGATCCCGGCCCGCCAGGTGCTTCGCGATACCTGCACGCACCGGTACCGGTGGTGGGATGGCGAGCAGTATCAATACCAGGGCGTGACCTGCCCCTATGCGGGCGCGGGCGAATGGTCGCGGGATGGCTCGCCCGTATCGGCGGGTAATGATGCCTGTGGCAAGCGGCTCAGTGATTGCCGTTTGCGATTTGGCGAGTACGGCGACCTGCCGTTTCGCGGGTTCCCTGGTGTGGCGCGTTACTGATCAAAGCAACAAGAGGTGTTTATGGCACTTAGAAACGTATGCCCGATCTGTGGAGAAGACTTCGATTCATTCGGCGCCGCTGTTGCTCGCACAGCGCAGGGAGTGAATCGGGGCCATGACTGCAGAAAGGAGTGGGAAACCGCCCGGCAAGCGTCCATTGATAGCAAGAAAGAGGATGGGGCGGATGTAGACGGCAAGCGCCTGAGCAGCTGTAAGCTTCGTTACAGCGAGGATGCGCCGCCGTTTCGGGGGCTCCCTGACCCCGGCCACTCTTGAGGATAGCACATGTTCTACGAATACCATGAACAGCTACGCGCTGAAGCCATTGCCGCGTACCCGAATGAGGCTGTATGGCTGATCACGCCGGGTGAGTGCCGCCGTGTCAAAAACGTTTCGACGGAGCCAACGCTTACGTTTCGGGTGGGCAAGCGGGCGATGGCCTCGGCCATGCAGCGCGGCTTGCTGGCAATCGCGCATAGCCATCCAGATTTTCCGGCCTGCCCGAGCGCGGCGGATATGCGCGGCCAGATCAGCAGCGGCGTGCCGTGGGGCATTGTGTCCACTGATGGGGAGACCGCCGCCGAGCCCATCTGGTGGGGCGAGGGTATCGAGCGGCCACCGCTCATCGGCAGGGGCTTTCGCCATGGCATTGCCGACTGCTACTCACTGATCCGCGATTACTACCTGCTAGAACTGGGCATTGACCTGCCTGAGTTCCCGCGTGATTGGGAGTGGTGGCACAAAGGGGAAGACCTCTACCGAGACGGCTTCAAGAAAGCTGGCTTCCGCGTGATCGAAGCGAGTGAAGCGAAAGCGGGCGACGTCTGGCTTGCCCAGCTGCGCAGCAAGGTGCCCAGCCACGGCGGTGTTTTGCTGGATGGCGGCCTGGGGCTGCACCACCCCTCAACCACCAACGCCGTGGATGCCTCGCGCATCTCACGGCGTGAGCCGCTGGCCCGCTGGCAACACCACATTACCCACTGGCTAAGGCACGAAGCTCTATAGCGGTAGAGTGGGTTAATACGTAACTGAAGAGGTGGAGAATGGCGTTAATAACAGTGAATGTTTCAAAGCTTTATCGCGAGATTCCGGTCTCTCAAGGGTTTTTCAGCAAGCTCTTTTTCTCACACCCCGGCAATGATTTAACGGCCACCGAGGTTGAGTATGCATTGATCTCTGTTGCGAGCGATGGCAGCGAGAGAGTAGTGGCGGCGAGCGCTTTATGCGGGAAGATTGGCACTACGCACAAACCGTCTAACTACACGCTGCAGCATCGATGCGAAATACCGGATGGCCACGAACGCTTTTTAATCAATTGGGTAGAAAGCTTTTCTTATACGACGTTCGAGGCTCGCGCTTACCTCAGCTAGCGCAGTATTGATTCTCAGCAACCCAGCCACTGCGCTGGGTTTTTTATTGCCTTGATTCTTGGGTTCAGCGATGAAAACAGTGCATCTTCACGGCCATCTTGGCGCTCGCTTCGGCGAGCGTTTTTCGTTTGACGTGCAAACCCCGGCGGAAGCGGCCCGGGCGCTTTGCCAGCTGCCGGGCTTTCGCGCAGCCATTGAAGCGGGCGACTGGCACGTCATACGCGGCCCCCTTGAAGACGGTGACGACCTGGACGAAGAGGGCCTGACCTTGGGGCTCGGCAAAACGCAGGAGATCCACATCATGCCCGTCGTCCAGGGCGCGGGCGACGTGTTCAATGTGGTGGCGGGTGTCGCGCTCTTTGCGGCCGGTGCGTTTACCGGCAACGCCTACCTGATGGCGGCGGGTGCGGGCATGGCGATTGGCGGTGTTGTGCAAATGACCACATCGCCCCCGGGTGTGGATTACAACAGCCGCCAGCGCCCGGATGAGCGGCCGTCGTTTCTCTTCGATGGCCCAACGAACACCAGCACCCAGGGCGCCCCGGTGCCGATTATCTATGGCCGAATCCGCACCGGCTCGATTGTGATCAGCGCGGGCCTGGCCGCTGAGGAGGTCTGATGCGAGACATAGATGACATCCACGGCGCGGGCGGTGGCGGCGGCAAGGGCGGCGGTGGTGGCGGTAGCCAGCGTACGCCGCGCGAGTCGGCCAACACGTTGCGCTCAGCGGCCACGGCTCGGGTGATCGACATGCTGGGCGAAGGGCCGATTGTCGGGCTGGTCAATGGTCTGCAGAGCGTGTACCTGGATGAAACCCCGCTGCAGGATGCTTCCGGCGCGTTCAACTTCCAGGGCGTGACGGTCCATACTCGCGATGGCGACCCCGAGCAGGCGCGTATTCCGGGCTTCGCCGCCGTGGAATCGGAAACCGAAGTCAACGCCCAGGTGCGTCGCGACCAGCCGCTGGTGCGCACGGTCTCGAACCTCAACGCCGACGCGGTGCGCATCAAGATTCGCTTGCAGGCGCTGACCTATCAGGACCCGAAGACCGGCGATCTGAAAGGGTCATCGGTATCACTGGCGGTGGACGTTCGCCCGCAAGGCGGCAGCTGGTCAGAGCAAAAGCGGATCAACATTCGCGGCAAAACCACCAGCCCTTACGAACGCCAGACCCGCGTTGATTTAAGCGGCGAAGGGCCGTGGGATGTACGTGTGCGTCGTTTGACGGCGGACAGCGACAAGGCCAACCCGCGCAACGATACGGATTGGTCGAGCTACACCACACTGGTGGATGCCCGGCTGACGTACCCAGACTGCGCGCTGGTGGGGCTTGAGGTCGATGCCCGCCAGTTCGGCACCTCGATACCCAAGCGGGCGTATGACGTGAAGGGGCGCATCATCCGCGTGCCCAGCAACTACAACCCCGAGACCCGGGAATACACCGGGCTATGGGACGGCACCTTCCAGCTGGCGTGGACCGATAACCCGGCGTGGATCTACTACGACCTGGCGACCCATGTGCGCTATGGCGCGGCGCTTGAGAACGTCGACAAATGGTCGCTTTACGACATCGGGCAGCACTGCGATGAACTAGTGCCAGACGGGTACGGCGGCATGGAGCCGCGCTTCACCGTTAACACCGTGTTGGCCTCTGAAGAAGAAGCCATGACTGCGCTGAACCAGTTGGCCAGCGCCTTCAGGGGCATGACCTACTGGGGCACTAACGCCACTGTGGCCGTGGCAGACAAGCCTAGCGACCCGGTGAAATTGGTGCACCCCGGCAACGTGGTGGACGGCGAGTTTGAGTATTCCGGTACCGCGCTGCGTGCCCGCCATTCCGTGGCGCTGATCACCTGGAACGACCCGCAAGACAACTATCGCCAACAAGTGGAAGTGGTTGAGGATGCGGACGCCATCCGCGAGTTCGGCTGGCGGCAAACGGATGTGACCGCGTTCGGCTGCACCTCCCGCGGGCAAGCGCACCGCATGGGCAAGTGGATCCTCGACAGCGAGCGGGCCGAAACCGAAACCGTCAGCTATCAAGCCAGCGTCGATCATGCGGACCTTCGCCCGGGTGACATTATCGAGCACACTAACCCAGACCGCGCCGGTGCTCGCATGGGTGGGCGATTAAAGGCGACCAGCCCTACGTCGGTCACGCTGGATAAAGTGCCAGACGTGATCGACGGCAGCGTCTGGTACCTCGATGTCATGCGGCCCAACGGCACGATCGAGCGGCAAGAGGTGGCCTCGTTTAGCGGCAATGACGTCACCCTGGCCGCACCGCTGAGTGCCGAACCGGTGCCCAATGCCGGGTGGATTCTATCCAGCGAGTCCATCAAGCCGCGCCTGTTCCGCGTAATGGGCGTATCAGAAGCCGACGACGGCATCTATGAGATCAGCGCCGTTGAGCACGACCCGACGAAATACGCCCGCGTCGAGCAAAACCTGATTCTGCCGAAGCGGGAAACCTCGCTGATCCCGACTGGGCCGTTACCGCCCCCGGGCGAAATGGATGTTGAGGAGTACCTGTACCGCGCGGGGCCGTCGGTGAAATCGGGCATCACGCTATCGATCTCATCCGCCAGCGACCCGCGCATCACGCTGCACGAAGTCGAAATGTTCCGGCCTGGGGAAAGCGATTTTGAGGCGCTGAGTCTCAGCTCACGCACCACGATTGACGTGCGCGATACCGAGCCTGGGGAATACCAGTTTCGGGCGCGATCAGTCAGCGGCGTGGGGCAGCGCTCGCCGTGGCGCACCCAAACATTCGGCGTGCAGGGGCTACTGGCGCCGCCGTCCAACGTTGAGGATCTGCGCATCTCGGTGAATAACGGGCAGGTGCTGCTCGAATGGCCCGCCGTGCCTGACTTGGACCTGAGCCACTACCGCGTGCGCTACAACGCCAGTGCCACTGGCGCCACCTGGGCTAACTCGCAAGACGTCGCCGACCAAGTGCCTGCAGGCGCGACAAACCTGATGCTCCCTGCTCGCCGGGGCACGTATCTGATCAAAGCGGTGGACACCAGTGGCGGGGCCAGCCTGAACGCCACCCGGGCAACCAGCACCATTGCCGAGCTGGTGGGTACCAACGTGGTGGAAACCGTGGATGAGTCGCCCATGTGGGCGGGCACGCACACCGACACCATCGCGATCAACGGCGCGCTGCAGCTGGCCAGCGGCGGCACGATGAGCGAGTGGGAAACCCTGGCCGATGTGCCCAACCTGACCCACGGCGTCAGCGGTGTGGCCAGCGAGGGCTACTACGAAGCGGCGGAAGTGGTCGACCTGGGCCATGTTTACACCTGCCGCCTCTCCGGCGAACTGCTGGCTGACGGTTTTGACGTGCTGGGCGTAATGGCCAGTTGGCCAACGCTGGCTGAAGTGGTGCGGCTGGACCTGTCGGAGGTATCCCAGTGGGGCATCACGCTCGAAGTCTCGATGAGCCAAACCCCACAACCTGCCGCCCCAACGGACTGGAGTGAGTGGCAGACCTTCAAGGTCGGCGAGTACGAAGCCCGGGCTTTACGCTTCCGCTTGCGCCTTCAAAGCTTTGCCGCGGCGATCACGCCACGTGTTGAACGGATGCGCCTCGCGATCGATATGCCCGACCGCGTGGCCGATGGGCAGGATCTCACGTGCCCACCGGAAGGGGTACGCGTGCTGTTTGAACCGGCGTTCATGGCCCGGCCATCGCTCGCCGTGGATGCCCAGGGCTTGGCACCCGGTGAACGAAAACGCATTACCAACATCAGCGATGAGGGATTCGATATTGAATTTCTCGACGACGCCGACAATGGCGTTGAACGCAGCTTTGATTATCTCGCAAAGGGCTACGGCCGACGCGTCGCGTAAATAAAAGGAAACCAACGATGAGTCAATCTGATTTCGGCACACTGGACCCAAATGTAGTCTCGGGCACCCAGCTCGCTATTGTTCTTAACGACTGGCGTAATGCTCTACACACACAGCACCGAGGTGCCAGCCGCCCGAGCTACGTTAAAGGCGGCATGCTCTGGGTGCGCGAAGTGTCAGCTGAGCATTGGGATCTAATGCTATTTGATGGCAATGCCGACATCACTCTTCGCTCTATCAATCCCGCAACGGGCACGCTGATAGCTGAAGGCGTTAGCGAAACAGAGCCATCAAACCCCTACCCCTTCATGTCGTGGACAAACCCCAGTACGGGCATCATCCGTCAGCGCAATGGCGCAAACGACGCCTGGCGAATTATTGCCGAGATCGTAGATGGTGAGGTAGTGCCCTATGCGGCCGGGCAAAGCGCTGATGCTCGCTATGCGCGCCTCAGCGCAGCGAATGATTTTGATCAGGTGCCCACGGTTAATGGTGCGCCGTTCGTTACCCCCAATGCGTTCTACAAAAGCAACGGGGCCGCTCCGGCTTGGACCGTTGATGGCAGCGCCGCACTGGAAGCGGTAAGCGAAATCTCTCTATCAGTTGGCCAGACGCTGGCAGCGATACCTGCAGGAACCGTCGTCACGCTTCCCACGCTTAGCAACGGCACTGACTACACGATTTACGCCGCAGCAGACGGTTCCTTGCAGGCCGTAGACGCTGACGGTGCCGCCCCTGCTGGTACACGCAAGGTGGGCGGCTTTCATGCTTTTGACGCGGGCGATGGCATCGCCGCGCGGTCCCTCTGGGATCTCAACTGGCGCCCAAAATCCAACCCCCGCGCCATGGTGCTTGACCCGGGTGGCAGCGTGTGGGCCGACATCTATCTGACCGATGTTGAATACACCCTGTACGGCTACAGCCGCAACGGCCAGCAGATAGCTGACGATAATGACAGACCCATATTGCCCGCCACGGTGGGTGGTGACGGTGTGACGCTCTGCCCCTCGGCGTCATGGTGGCAGTTCCTGGATATTTACGCCGCCGCTGGTAAGCGCTATGCCATTTATGAAGAGCTGGTATCGCTGGCCTACGGCGTGGTCGAGCGGCAAGCGGTGGGCACCGACCCCGGCACTACCCAGCACCAGGCTGGCCACCGCTCGGCATGCGGCTGTGAACAGATCACTGGCGTGATGTGGCAATGGTTTAGCGGGGCGTCAGCAACGGGCGGCTCGGGATGGAGCAACATCGCAGAAGGGCGCGGTGACGTCTATGCCTCGAATCTCAAAGCCCCGCGATTCGGCGCGAACTGGAACAACGGCTCGAACGCTGGCTCTCGGGCGTCGGCCTGGAACGGCGCGCCGGACGACTCCGGCAGCAGCGTCGGTTCGCGGGCCGTCAGTGACCACTTGAACCTGCAAGCGGAGCGATAGCGTAGCGTTATGAGTTCAAAGGCAGAGCGCCATTTTGATGCACGTCAGTCGCTAGCCATCATTGATCGTTACGATGAAGCGGCTGGATATATTTACCAACGGGTGCAGCAGTCACCCAAGCGCCATGGTAGGTATCGAGACAAGCTGCTCGATGCTGTCCTGGCGGTGCCAGGCCTTCTATATGCTGCCGCCAAGAGCGGCCAGGTCAGCCGGTTATATGTCGCCGATGCGGCATTAGCCGAGCTGCGCTGGCTGCTGCGTTTCGCGGCGCATAAAGACCGGCGAATTATTAGCCACCACCAACAGACCCATGCGGAGGTGCTGTTGGCTGAGGTGGGCAAAATGCTTGGCGAGTGGATCAAGAAAAAGACCGCTCGCTGACATGGGTGAACACTCGGATAAGCCGCCCCGCTATTCGGCGCGAACTGGAACAACGGCTCGAACGCTGGCTCTCGAGCGTCGAACTGGAACAACGCGCCGGACAACTCCAACAGCAACATCGGTTCGCGGGCCGTCAGTGACGACAAGCAATACCCACCGCTGGGCAGGCTACGGCCACCTAGGGCGACCTATTTGTGGTCAGCCGAGTGCGCACCTCCTTCGGGAAATACACAACCAGGTCCGCGAAACAGGGCGTAGTGAAACATCGAGACCTGCGCGCGGCATCACTCAATCATCGGCAGGACGCCGATTAAGGGACACCATTGGCAAAGCGGTACCGCAATTTAATCGAGCGGATTGCAGACCCGGAAAATCTACGCAACGCCTACCACCGTGCCGCCCGAGGGCGACGCAACTCGGCAGGCTATCTCAATTTTAAAGAATACGAAGCGGCCTGGCTGGCCAAGCTTCGCCGAGACATCCTCGATCAGACCTATAAACCCGGCAAGCCTCGCGAGTTCTGGGTGTTCGAGCCTAAGCCGCGGCCCATCACCGCCGCCCCGTTTCAAGACCGCGTCGTGCAGCACGCCCTGTGCGCCGTCATCGGGCCAATATTTGAGGCAGGCATGCTGCCCCAGGCCTACGCATGCCGGAAGGGCAGAGGCATGCACAGCGGCGCGATACACACCCAGGCCATGATGCGAAAGCTCAAGCGCAAGGGTGAAGCCGTCTACGCGCTCAAGACCGATTTCAGCAAGTATTTCTACAGCGTCGATCTGGCCGTTTTGTGGCGGCGGATTGACGCCAAAATCAGCTGCCGCCACACGGCTTGGCTGATCGAGCAATTCACGCCCCGCACCGGCATAGGGCTGCCCATCGGCAACCTGACAAGTCAGCTATGGGCCAATGTATACGGCACTGAAGTAGATAGGTTCCTGGCGCAGACCATGGGCGAAAGCCGCTTCGTCAGATATATGGACGATATAGTCATCATGGGCCATTCCCGAAGCTACCTGCACGCCTTACGCGGATGGTTAGAAATGTTCTGCCGCCATGCACTCGGCCTGACGTTCAGCAAGTGGTCAGTCGGGCCGGTGAGCGCAGGCGTCAATTTCCTTGGATACCGGATATTCCCAACGCACAAGCTGCTACGCCGCGACAGCGTGCGCCGCGCTAAGCGCAAGATCAAAGCCCATACGCTGGCAGGCGACCACGAAGCGCTGCGCTTCTTCCTCGCTGCCTGGCTCGGTCATGCCAAGTGGGCTGATTCTCACAACCTGGTTAAATCCCTCGCACGACAACATCACGCACTTGCCCAGGAGGCACCATGTTCAGCAAAGACCAAACTGCAGGCCGCGCCGTCTGTTTAGAGGATTACGGGCGAGTCAAGAAAGGCGCGATCGTGCCCGCTTCAAATGAGCTGTATGCCGATGTTGAGGACTGGCTGGCAGAAGGCAACACCCTTGCCGAGTTTGACGGCTACCCCGAGATACCGATGACACCCGAGCAGCTGCAGGACTGGCGGGAGAGCGCCGTTGTATCGCGCCGCCAGGGCAAGCAACAACTGCTCGCCGATGGTCTACTGTCGAGCGTTCAGCCCACCATTGACGCGATCAGCGACGATACTCAGCGCGGAATGGTGCAGATATTTTGGGATGACGCAACCGAGTTTGAGCGCAGTAGCCCTGAGCTTAACCAGCTGGGCGCTGACTTGGGGCTTGCCGCTGAGCAGATAGACGAGCTGTTCAGGAATGCGAGCCAGCGTTAGCCCCTGGCCAGCACCGCAGGAAACCCCGCCGCCGCTGATAGCGGTTTTTTTTGTGCCCAAAATTCAGGAGGCTCTATGTCGACGCTATTTGTTCTATTAGCAGGCGCGGTAATCATCGCCGTTGTCGGCATCGCCGGGTTTATCTACTGGCTGTATCACAACGACAAGGACGCGTTGCGGTAGCGTGGTCACCTGTGGCTTAAGAGGGCAGCTTATTGACTGCCTTGTATAGCTTCCAGGTGATACCCGAGAAGATACAGACACCAATAACAAAACCAACAAACGTCTCTGCGACGTGTGGGTTTCCGACCAAGCTCATCCAATAGCCAAAAAACACCCAGCCAGCAGCGAAACCTGGAAGCCAGTAAACGGGCTTTAGGGTGTTGAGCGTCTTGATTCTAAGAGATTCGATGTCCATCGGTTGACTCCTGTTTAAGAAGTAAACCTAGCTTACGTCCTGTAACAATCAAGGGCTGATAGAGAAAAGCTGTAAGATATTTCTTACAACGCGTGGCGGTGATCTCCTACATCCGCAACGCTATCAACGCGCTACGATGAAAGTGTGGCGCCAGGAACGCCGCTATAAGCATGTCGGATGCGTCACGTCAGGGAAGAAAGCAAGACTTTGAAGGGAGTCAGGACGGCCAGGGACGGCCACCCTTATGTGTTGACCACCGCCAGCTCATCCCAGCGCGTTGTATAGCGCGGGGTGCGGTGCTGGCAACGCAACTCCCATGCATTTCCTTGCCTCGCCATGCCGAGCCTCACGGTGTTTTTACCGTGTTCTCGGTTCAGCTTATCCATTGCAGCCATCAGCTTTTTATTCCTTTCACGCTTTTCATCGCTCTGCGGCTCAGCAAGCAACCCCAACTGCTCGTTATCATGGTCGCACAGGTCCATGAGCATTACGCCACACTTTTGGTACCAGATTCCCGCTTTGAAAATCCGCTCCAAACCTGCGGTCGCAGCTTTGATCAGGTCGCGACTGTCGTTAGTGGGGTGGGGCAGCGGTATAACCAGGCTTTTGCTGTAACTCGGCAGGTCATCACGAAAGCGATTCGTCCGCACGAATACCATCAGAGCCTGAGCGAGCCCCCTTTGTTTCCTCAGCTTCTCACCGGCGCGCGAGGCATGCACGCGCACAGCTTCTTGCAGATCGGTTTTGTTCTGGGTGAGTCGCCCAAATGAGCGACTGACCATGATCTGCTGCTTGGGCTGCGTCATGTCGTCAAGCGGGATGCAGTCGACGCCACGCAACTCCCAGACGATCCGTTCCATCACCACAGAAAAGTGTTTGCGCAGGTGCTTGGGTGAAGCTACCCGCAGCTGCCAGGCCGTCTCGATGCCGAGCGTGTGCAGTCGCGCCGCGCTTCGGCCCGCAACGCCCCAGATTTCTGTCACCGGCAGCCGCTCGAGGAACGCCCGGGTATCGTCGCTATCCGGCTGCATGATGGCTACGCCATTGAAGTGGGCTTCCTTCTTAGCTCGGTGGTTCGCGATCTTCGCCAGCGTCTTGCTTGTACTCAGGCCGACGCTAACCGGGATGCCGGTATCACGCCTCACCTGATGGCGCATTGCCTGGCAACGTTCCTCGAGCGTGACCGGCTCGAACCCTTCAAACGATAGGAAGGATTCATCGATCGAATAGACGTCCACGTGCGGGGTGTGCTGACCGAGCACGTCTGTCACGCGGCGGCTCATGTCGCCATACAGCGCGTAGTTGCTGGACAGCAAAACACACTGGCGGCGAATGTGAGGGTCGATCTGATGCGCCGGTGCGCCCATGGCCACGCCCAACGCTTTGATCTCAGCCGACCGGGCCACTACGCAGCCGTCATTGTTCGACATCACCCCAACCGGTTTGCCTTCCAGACGCGGATCAAACACCCGCTCGCAGCTGACGTAGAAGTTGTTGCAGTCGACCAGGGCGATCATACGGCGAACCCAGGGGCCAGCGAGTGGATGTTGTGGGTGACGACACCCCACACCTGGCACTCTCGGCCCTCAAGTGGCATTGGCCGGAACTCAGGGTTTGCGGCAATCAGGTAGGGCCGGTTACCGATCGTGCCGAGTTTCTTGCACGTGAGCTCACCGTCGACACTCATGATCACAATATGCCCGTTCTTCGGCTCGATTGAACGATCGACAATCAGCAGGTCACCATCGTAGATCCCGACGCCTTCCATTGATGTGCCTTTGCCGCGCAGGAAATACGTCGCGCTTGGGTGCTGCACCAGATGCTCGACAAGATCTAGTTCCGCTTCCAGGTAGTCATCGGCAGGGGAAGGAAAGCCGGTGCGAACCTCACCCGCGGCAAGCGGCAGCTTCAACGGCGGGGCGGTGAGGTCAACACGCCCCATCACAGAGAGTTCAAAGCTCATGACATGGACTCCTCAGGATTCCAGCGAAGGCGCACATGCTCGCCTGAATCGTCGAGTGGAATCATGGTCACGTTCTCAACGGTACCCAGCTCATCCAGCATTCGTGCCCAATCCTCGGCGCTTTCGTCCTCCTGGCGTTGGATCTCGGCACAGTGCTCAGACTGCGCCTTGGGGCTACCGATGACACGCTGCACGCGCTGGCCAAGCTGCTGATAGGTTTTCTCAGACATGAGTGCCTCCTTAAATAACTGTTGATATGTACAGTATTTGAGGCGAACGATAAGCGATGAATAACGTTGACTGCAAGCGAGGATCGCTAAGTGGCTGTTCCACCGTCCCGGTTATCAGCTATCTTTCAGATCATGTGTGGACGATTCGCTTTTTTCAGCCCGATACCCAAGCTGGCCAATAAGGTCGGCGCGACTGTGCCTGAACACGCATCAGGGCCGCGCTATAACGTGGCTCCTGGTACATGGATAACGGCGGTACGTCAGGAGGAAGACGACTCAGCGCCGCTATTCGATACGATGTGGTGGGGCTATCGCCCGAGGTGGGCCAAGGGCTCGGGCAACCAGCCCATCAACGCCCGGGTCGAAACAGTGGCCACCAATGGCTATTTCAAAGGTGCATTTGCTCGGCACCGCTGCCTGATCCCCGCGGACGGCTGGTATGAGTGGGTCAAGAACACGTCACCGAAGCAACCGCATTTCATCTGTCGAGCCGATCGAGAGCCGCTTTTCTTCGCCGGCATCTTCGCCGAGCGTGACGACGGAAGCCTGGGCTGCGCGGTTCTCACAGAACCGGCCAGGGGCAGTGCCGCTGACGTGCACGACCGGATGCCGCTGATACTTGATGATGACAGCCTGACGCATTGGTTGGCACCTGACATCACCGATCGGGAAACCATACGCCGCCTGGTGGGGCATATCGATGCGGATCTGATCAAGCACTGGGCGGTGAGTACCGCAGTGAATAATCCGAGCGAAGGGCAGGGGGAGGAGCTGATTAATCCGGTCTAATATGCATGATCTGGTTCTAAAGTGATACCAAGGTTCAAACCTGCTATTCCATAGACTGGATAACAGCACTATAGGTTTTTCAGTAGGTCATCTGCCGCCTGGCGATACCTGCTCATCTGCTCGACTGTGAAGTCGGGCTCTCCATATTCGCTGGTTCTCAAGCAAAAAGTTTGAGCATCGATATATTCAGAAAATAAGGGGGATAGTTTGAGCGCCTTTTTTTTGCTCAGCCTTGCTATGGCTCGGTGTATGTCTTCTTCGGTGGGTGCCTGCCAGCCTACGTAGTCTCTTTTATTATCAAGGGCTGCATATAGCTTCTCTTTGATGGGAACTAATGCATGGTAATTGCGGTTATCCTTTTCCTGCTTTCTACCCAGAATATGGCCAACAAAAAGGCCTGCTCCAGTCATTGCTAGGCTTGTCCAACTCAATATATCAGCCATAAATGCTCATCTGATAAGGCAACCGAGTCAGCATACCATTAGTTACGAAATTGAAGTAAGTGAAGGTGTGTCCAGATTGTGCCACATGGCTGCGCTGGAATGTGTATAACTGCCTGCAGTTGAGAATATTGGTCATTTGGTACACACAGCACCCAGCGTGATTATCATTTAAACTCAGCGATCTATGCGAACCGCTTGGTTAATGTATAGGTCTTGAAAACCGGAGCATTTGACCCCCTCTCCAGCGCATTTGATAAACGGTGCTCCCGCCTAGTGTCAGCCTCTAACCACCAGATACCGTTGATCCTCATTGCCATAGCTTCAGAATCATCTCGGCGTTACAATCAAGTTATGCAATGCAGTGTGTGGCAAGTGACAGTCGACCTGGGTAAGGAGCTGGGTAACAAATGAGTCATTGCGATTATAGTTACTGAGGTTTCAATAAGTTATGGCTCAAAAAGTACTTATGCTGGACAATTATGACAGCTTCACGTTTAACATCGTCCAGTACCTGGTCGAGCTGGGCGCTGATGTCGTGACCTACCGTAATGACGAGATCACCATCGAGCAGATGGCGGCACTCGCTCCAACGCATCTGGTCATCTCACCAGGCCCCTGTACGCCCAACGAGGCGGGGATTTCCCTGTCGGCCATTGAACATTTTGCTGGCACACTGCCGGTATTGGGGGTGTGTCTGGGGCATCAGGCCATTGGCCAGGTCTATGGCGGCCATGTGGTGCGCGCCCCTGAGGTCATGCATGGCAAGACCTCAGCGGTGGAGCATGATAACCAAGGGGTGTTTGCCGGTCTGGAAAATCCGCTGGAAGTGACCCGTTATCATTCGCTGGTGGTGGACAAACAACATCTGCCCGACTGCCTGGAGATAACCGCCTTGACCGCGGATGACGACGTGACGCCAGGCGTTATCATGGGCCTGCGCCACCGGGAGCTCGATGTTGAAGGCGTCCAGTTTCATCCAGAATCCATCCTTACCCGTCAAGGTCATGCGCTACTGGCCAACTTTTTACAACGCGGCTGA